GAGTATAGACTCAGAAAATTTAAAAATTAAAAAAAATTAGGCTATTTAAGTGTTGCAACAGTGATGGTCACGCGTTACTATTAGACTTGGTTTTTTAACTATGTGAGTGTTGATATGACGTTTTTAGATTTAAGGCTGACAGGTAAACAGAAGCGTATACGTGTGACCGAATGTGTACATTGCACATGGTGGAGCCCTGTGACTAGGAAGCCTAGGGGGATGCACGTGACCTTTCATGTGAGTACGTGTCACAACTGTATGACTCCGATGAACGTCAGTGACCAAGGTACAAAGCTTTTCAGTATTGATGAGATTGAGAGGTTGAACAAATGCTGATGTTCATAAGTAGCTGGGCGTTGTTCGCAGTGATGTTGATGCCATTCACAATACTGATAGTGATTGGTGACTGCTACTTCTCGTATCATAGACAGTGGTACATCGACAACGCGTTTTCTAATTTCTGTGTCACAGGTGGGTTGCTAAGTGGTCTCGGTGGGTTATTCGCCACAATTGTACATCACTTATAAAATAACTGTTGCAACAGTCATCAAGTTAATATACTATTACAACAGTCAACTAAATCAATAAGGAGTTTCACAGTGTTCGGATTCTTTTCTAAGCGTAAACCAAGTGTCAAGGCTGTACCTGTCAAGGTTGTACCTGTGACGTACATCAAACTCAAGACGAATAGTCATGGTGAGTTTAAATATGCGTTGAACATTAAGCGCTGTCCTAGCGACCATTGGTTTGTCATTATAGAGTTTGACGACAGAGTTGCACGTGTACCAGCATCAGGTGTGACAGTACAGTGTGTACATGATGTACCTCGCCCCGTACAGTATCGCGAAGCACACATGTTGCACTATCATCCGTACAACAAACACGATGAGAGTGGGTTCAGAATGTGTGACGTGGGTGGTGTGCTATCACACTATTCGACTGTGCGTAGAGCACGAAACCTAGGGTAATATGAAATGAAAGAATTAACGAATGGTGTCAATGAAGAATTTCAGAACAAACGTATTATCATAGTAGCCCCTTCCCGAATGGGTAAGACAGCGCAAATGATACGTGACTTACACAAGGAAGTCATTTTGTGTGGTATTGAGATTTGGGGTCTGACTGATGTATTCAAATACTTGTCGACAGCGAGTCTAGATGTTACACGCGCATTCCATGAGTTCCATAAAATTCATGACAATGGTAGACTTGCACATAATACTGAAATGTATGGTCAAGAATCGTGGAGGAAGACACATGGTAACTACATGCAGGGAAAGACGGGAGCAGGACGAAATGGTATGCGACAATTGTCCTCTAAGGTGGGACGTAAAAGAAAGTAAACCACCTTGCCCTAACCAGAAGTCAGGTCGTGAACGATTCGTTGAGATGCACGATGCACTGAGGAGGGCTAACAGTGGCTCAGTTAAACGCTCTCGCACTTAGGCGACTATTCGGTATTCCGAACCCGACATTGCAGTCATGGCTCTCTGAGGGGCTACCTCATGACAATACTGAGTACGGTGTGAGGTTTACACCTGCCGATGTGTTCCACTGGCGTGAGAGTCAGCTACTCAAGGCTGCTGCGAAGTCACAGGTTGAGAATGAGGACACAGCGAGTCTGACTATGGTGGAGGCCAAACGACGCGGTGAAATCGCTAAGATGACTCTCGGTGAGCTTGATGTTGCAATCAAACGTGACGAGTTGACACCGATTGCTGAAATCATTGAAGAACTCGGCAACGCACTGATGACGGTCAGGACAGCACTTGTGCCACTACCTACCAAAATGGGTGGGTTGCTATCATATCAGGATGAGGATACTATAATTGAAAAACTAGGTGGTGAAATTCAACGAATATTGGATGACCTGTCTGAATACGAACATAGACTGAGGGGTGACTCAGATGACGACTGATAGGCTACCACGTACAATAATAGAGGGACGTGAGGGTGACAAGTTCCTAAAGTTACTCGACCTTAGTGGGATAAGTGACAACCATAAGACCGCAATGAGAATGCATTTTGTAACAGGTGTGACCAAGCAGACCCTCATCAATGCTGACCTGATTAAACGTTCTAATTGGGAAAGGGTGATACAGACAATCGAGCGAAAGAAAATTCAGATACAGGAGTACGTTGACACACCTGAGTGATAACAAAATGAGTATCAGACAGAATAATGTAAACGTCCACGACCTTACAAGTGGAGCAAAAGCGGCAATACGTGACGGTATTAGCCGCGCTTTTCGTGAGAACCTTAAGCCACCACCTAAGCTAGACTTGGTTGAGTGGGCTGATAAATACCGCAAATTGCCTGACAACTCTGCCGAGGGTGGTCAATGGCACACATCACGGGTACCGTCGGCACGTAAGCCGATGTTGTCAATATCTGACCCGAAAGTGCAAGAAATCACAGTAATGTCATGCATCCAGTTGATGAAAACTGAGTTAATGCTCAATACTGCACTCTATTTCATACACCAAGAACCTTCCCCGTTGATGTATGTTGCCCCGAAAAAAGAGATTGCTGAGGCTTGGTCAAAAGAACGATTCATGAAGTCGGTCAAAGCAACCCCTGTTGTAGCTAAGGCGTTCAGCGGCAACCGTCGAGGTGAAGGTAACACCATCCTTCAAAAGCAATACGCAGGTGGTCAGATTTCAATCGTATCTGCCCGTAACCCTGATGACCTTGCGATGCGTGCTGTACGTATCATGATGTTCGATGAGTGTGACAAGTACCCTGTTAACACGGGTGCAGGTTCTGAGGGCTCTGGCGGTGAGGGTGACCCGATTGCTATTGCTTGGGGTCGTGCTACAACATACGGCAAACGAGCCAAGAAGATAACAGCATGTTCACCAACCGTTCAAGGCAAGTCACGAATTGAGGCTGAGTACCTGAAAGGTTCGCAAGAGGTCTATAAACAGCGTTGTAAACATTGTGGTGAGTTGCATGAGCTGTCGTGGTCTGATGTCGATATCCCTGTCGATAAAGAAACGGGTGAGCTGTTGCACTCAGAGGCGTGTATCGTATGTCCTAGTGAGGAATGTGGCGCAAGATGGTCAGAGGGTGACCGTCGATGGAGTATTGATAACGGTGAGTGGTATGCTAAGAAACCCTTGGTTACGTGGCACCATAGTTACAAGGTCACGTCCCTTGCCTCACCATTCACACCAGTTGTCGTTTTAGCCAAGGAGTTCATGGATGCTGGGTCTAGCCCTCAGTTGCTGAAAGCGTTCTACAACACTCGAATGGCTGAGACATGGAAAGAAGTCGGTGAGCAACCTGATTGGCTTGAGATGTACAATCGTCGTGAGAATTATGAGGTCGGTACACTACCTGAAGGTGTGCTGATGGTCACGTGTGGTATCGACGTACAGGGTGACGGTGTGTTCTACGAGTACGTGGGTTACGGTCGCAATCGTGAATCGTGGTCTATTGACAGAGGGTTCTTGGCTGGTGACATCAGGACAGACACGTTCAAGGCTGAGATTTGCAACACATTGTTTGACCGTGAATTTCACTATCCAAACATGCCACTGAAAGCGGAACGTGTTTGTGTGGATTCAGGTGCGTATACACAGCATGTCTATAACCTTGTTCGTGATTACAATAATACGCGTGTTGTTGCTGTGAAGGGTATGCCATCAGAGACACAAACGTCGATAATCAGCACACCGACACCTGTTGACGTGTTCAGTGACGGTACAAGACACTCACGCGGTCTCAAGCTATGGAAAGTCGGTTCATCGACCCTCAAGCAAATGCATTACGGGTTCTTTAACCATGTGCCACCGACAGACGAGCAGCTTTCGAAGGGTGCTAAGTATATTGCTGGATATTGTCACTTCCCTGAGTACGAGGAAGAGTTCTTTAAACAGATTACCGCTGAGCAATACGTTGAGATTGAGGATAAGAAGGGGTTCGTATCATACCAGTGGGAAAAGACAAGAAAAGATAACCATTATCTCGATTGTCGCTCATACGCCCGTGCTGGGGCTTCAATGTTGCAGGTTGATAGAATGACAGAGGAGTCGTGGGATGTCCGTGAGAGGGCTTACTACCATCCAGAGGAACGTGTAACCGAGAGTGCGGTTGACTACTCAGGTGACATCACTGATAATAATGAATCAGAGTCACGTGTAAACAACCGTACGAGTAAGTCCAATTGGTTACGTAACAGGAAAAAACACTAATGGTCACACAAGCTGATATTGAAAACCTCGAACTTGCACTCGTGTCAGGCGTGTCCGAGGTTCGAGAGGGTAATACATGGGTTAAATACGCATCACAAGCAGAGATGCGAAAGACTATCGCCAAGTACAAGGATGAGTTGGACAACCGTCGACCGTCAGGTGTACGTGCGATACGCGTAACAAAGGGGCGATAATCAATGAACATCTTTGAGAAAATGATTGCTGCTGTATCACCTGAACGTGGGTTAGCTCGTGCTCGTGCTCGACATGCGACAGCACTCGTTGAACGTGGGTACGATGCAATAAAAGACGGTCGTAGAGGTAGTGATATATTCCGTCGCAAGACGTCAGCAGCAAGTGAGGTGAGTGCGGCTGCTAACACGCTTGCTGATGTGGCTCAGGAGGCATGTCGAAACAACCCTCTTGCATATCGTATCAAAAAACAGTGGGCGGGTAACATTGTCGGTTCTGGCATCAAGGCTGACTTTGTGACCACACGTGACGTCAAAAGCAAACGTGATACCAAGCGACACGTTAAGACGCTCGAAAAGGTCGGTGACCAGTGGGACACATGGGCTGAAAGTACTAACTGTGATTTTGACGGTGTGTATGACCTATATGGGCTGCAATGGTTGTGGGCTGCAATTGTTGTCGAAACTGGTGGTGTCATTGTCAGAAAGCACGTTGAACCGATGGGTGCCTCATTCGAGTTTTCATTACAAACCATTGAGCAGACCTACCTAGACAGGACTAAGGATACACAGTCTGTCGAGGGTGGAGTGTACATTCAGGATGGTATCCAGTTCAACGCAAGTGGTCGCAAGGAAGGTTACTGGATTCGCTCTGATAAATCAGGTCTGAACGTCCGAGGTGAGCAGACATCAGTTTACCTTGAGGATGGTGTTGATGCGTTCCATATGTTCAGGAAGGAACGAGGTGGTCAACACTTAGGTGTGACATGGCTTGCTCAATCACTCGCTGCACTTGACAACTACGATGTCCTTGTTGATGCGAAGGTGATGCAACAGCAGGTTGCGTCTTGTCTCGCCCTTGTCATATCTGAGGCAGATGAGAACGTTGATAATGGTGACAAGCATGAGCGTTACGACACCCTCGAATCAGGGATGGTGATGTACACCAAGCAGGGGCAGGAGGTGAACACAGTCAACCCGCCTAGTACGAACGACAGTGGGCTACTTGAGGAAGTCAAGACGGACGCTGCTGCTGGGTCAGGACTCGGTTATTCACACCTGACAGGTGATTACAGCAAGTTCAACTTTGCATCTGGTAGAATGTCTAAACTGGACTTCTACATTGAGTTAGATTTCGCACAGAAACTCATGTTTAAACCTCACCTGAACACAGTGTACTCTTGGTTTTCTCAGACCAACTCGCTCGTTAATAGAATCAACATGAGCAAAGTGAGACCTGTATGGACGTTCCCGCAACGCTCAGCAGTCAACCCTACCGAAGAATTGGACATCATAGTCAAGAAGATACGTGCTGGTCTAATGTCACCGTCACAGGGTGCACAGGCATTCGGTGAGAAACTTGCTGACATATGTGAGAAATGGACTCAGGACAGAGAGATGTGGGGTGACCTTGTGTTTGATATCGACCCTTCTAAGTTCAGTAACGCTGGTAATCAACTTGATGATAACGACGCGGCCAGTAGTAATAATGACAAGTCTGACAGCAAGGAGAAGGACAAGGGGAAGACTGATGAGTGATTCAACAGATAAGTTGCTGAGTAGACTTGTGGAGATGCAGCGTGACCAGATGGAGAATCACGACCGTGACCGTCGGGAAGACCGTGAAACACTCCACAAGATGCAAGAGTCAGTAGGGTCACTAGCACTGTCGGTTAAGGTTCTGACGGTCAACAACGACAATGCTGAGGCGAGAATCAAGGAGATTGACGCCAAGCATGATGAGAAGTACGCATACATAAAGTCAAAGGTGACAACGATTGAGACCAAGGTTACAGACCTTGACAAATATCAGTATAGTAGCTACCGTATGCGTTCCATGATAAACAATAACTGGTTCAAGGTTGTGGGGCTAATTACCATATTGACCCCTGTAATCGGTTCGTTATACTGGGTATACTCATCAACACCCAAGGGAGGGTAAACAATGTTACAATTTGCATCTGTATTGAAATCAAAGACAGTACTCATGGTACTCGCGATTGTCGCGACCATCGGTGTACTGTCAATGGCTGCTCACAGCATCTCGACAAACGCATACAACTCAGGTCATTTCGCTGCAACGGAAGCGGCTGAGGTTGTATACAACGAGAAACTTGCTGACGTCACACGTGACCATCAGGATGTTGTCAACTCATTCACAGCGAGTGCTCAAGATGCAGTTGGTCATCTCAGTGCTTACTATGAATCCAAGCTTGACAACACTGTTGTAACTGTCGATAATACCGCTTTAATCGCAACTAAAGTGAGTGGTATATATGAAAAAACAACGACCTTGGAGAATGAACTGGTCACGACTTGTGTGCAGCACGGTCACGGCCTTGGTGGTGACAGTGGTGGTGCCACAATTGTCGGGATGTTCAACGACACGTACAATATCATTGAACGACCCCGAAATTACAGTTTCTGACGTATCGGATGTTGTAAAGCTACCACCAATCGACAGGGCTCTCATGACGCCCTGTTTTTTTGATTTAATGCCCTCCGAAGTAGACCCTCTGCTGACCGACAACATCATTGAAACACTAATCAAGGTTAACGCTGATAACTTCGCGAAAGTGCAGACGTGTTACCTTCGACAATACGACTTGATACAGGAGCTAATTAGACGTGAAGACTTTGACGACAATGTTGGGGTTCATGTGGAGCCAACCGATACACAAGACACTGATTCAGATGCGTGTAATCCACCTGATGACACTTGTGGCACTTTACCTGTGGTTGGACACCCTGATGGATAAAACACTTGCGTTAACCGCTCAGGATGCTAGTGTCGAGCTTGTAGCACTATACCTGACCAACTTTGTTACACTCGTGACTGTGTTTATGAAATCTGTAACTGAACTGAGGAAAGATTATGACTAGCTATTTATTGTTTGCATTATTGTTCTACGTGGGTGGCGGTATCGGGTTCTCAACAGCAATGTTGAGCATCACAACGCAATACACCAAAATCAGACGTGAGGACATCATTAAGACTTTGAAATTTGCGTGCACATGGCCTTGGGACTTGTTCCAGCTATCTCGTCAAAAACGGGTGTGGTCAGCGAAACGTAACAACTCGATACAGGAGGTTCACAGGTACGGTAGAAATCATCACAGGCAGATGAAAAAGAAAGCTAAATAGAGGGTGGGGCGTCCATGCCCCGTTTCTCATTACAGACCTAGTGCAGCCTCAATCCTGTCAAGCCTCCTTCTCTGATATGCATTCTCAATTGACTGAATCTCCTGATAACACACGTTATATCGACTTGGTTTGTCATCGTACTCCTCAAGTTTCAAGATGTGTGTCTCACTCTCAATGTCGACACCGATTGACTCGAACGCCTTAATGATATCCTGAGCAATGATACCGCCTACGTACTTATCCTCAAACACCTCGTCATCGTTCATCTTAAATCGCGTCCAGTTCACATGTGACCAAGCATCAAGCCACTCATCAGGGTAACCGTACTTAAGACCCTCACGAATACCTATATCGTGCTTCAAACGCTCATCAGACTCACTAATGTTGAATACAAAGTAACCTTTTCGCCAGCGGTATGACGAGTCACCTAGGTATAACTGTCCGTCATGCTTAGGTGTGAATCGGTCGTACTTGCCACCGAACACTTGAAAACGTGAACCATATTCCTTGAATCCAAACTTACGAGATGAACCTACTACAATGTCCTTCGTGTACGTAGTGCCTTTTGTATCGGTACTGCCGTATGACGTCCAACCCTGACGGAATGTGGATGCGTTTATGCTGTTGACACCCAAGCAGTTCACCTGCGCCCAAGGTCGGGCTGAACTACCCAGTGATGACGAACCGTTTGACTCAGGTGTGAGTCCATGCCCTCTGAAACGTATGTCACCACGTGCCGAGAAGAAACCTTGGCCGAATGGTCGCTCAGGGTCGTTGCCGCTTCCGACATGTGCAAATAGACTCCACTGGCCGTCTTCCAGCTTCAACCCTTCATACTCACCGTTACCTAACCAGCCTTTCGCATACAGTGATGTGAATGAACCTGTGTGTAAGGCACGGGTGCCATCTGGATTGTACACGCGTGTGTAGAGTGTGTTCTGTCCCAGTACAGGGATACCCTTGCGTATAATACTCACGAGCGTATCGGTCAGTATAACCTTGCTCTTGTTGGCGTCCGTTGGGTTGTTGTCAACAATGGTTACGGTATTACTGCCGCCCGATGTGAGAATGTTAGGGTGATTCACAACATCGGTGCTTGCGCCACCTCGCCAGTCGATTATCTGACCTTTCTCTGTCATCTGGATTGTGCCGTCAGACTTAAGGAAAATCTGAGCATGTGCTGCACCAGCCTCACCGTTGTCACAGAACATACCCGCAGAACCGCCCGCAAGCTTTGCGTTGCCGTCCTTGTCCGACAGTGACCAACCGTTTATACCAAAATCAAGCGTCGCTGTAATGCCAGTTCGACCGAAACGATAGTAACCGTTATTAGGTAGTTGTTCTGCGTACACCTTACCGTCAGAGACAAGCTGTGACGCCTGACCACCCAGTAGCGAATCAAGCATGGTTTCGGTGTGACCCTGACGGAATGCTACTTTACCGTCATCGTAAAGCTTAATCGCAGCGTGTGCACCGTCGTTGAAACCCCATCGTCCACTCATGTATGAGAACGACTCAGGGTTAGTTGCACCTTCAACACGACCCACATATGAGTAACCCTCATTTGCACTTCGCTTGAGCCCGAATTGCTCACCTTTGCTCAGGTCGACACGCTGACCCTTGCTGTACATTACAATTTCGTCATTGACAAGGCTTATTGAACCCCCGTTTACAAGCTGTAGTGTGAGAGTGTGTATTCCGTTACCGTTATCCCAAGCCTGACTAATAACTTTCTCAACGGTGTTTTTCACACTACCGAGTTCGCTAGGTCGAAGTAGATTGGTTTCGTTGCTGAATTTGTCGGTGTATGTGACCGTATCATCACCAACAGCAACATTTGCAAGTGACGTGTTACTTGTCAGGCTGTCCATGATAAACGGGTTTGTAGGGTTACCATTTATGATGTAACTGATTGTACCGTCGTCGTTGCATATTACTTGGGCGGTGTTCGCGTCGTTACTGATTGCGTTCCCTTCAGGTACAGCCACTGATGGTGTGCCATCCAGTAATACTAGTAACTGGTCGAGTGTGATTCGCTTTACACCTGACACCAGCGTCAGCTCACCAGCAACATCTAACTCGACACGTGCGTCACCCTGTGCGGCAAGTATCGTTGTACCTGAATCACCTGTTAACATTGGGTATTCAGCGTCACCAGACGCACCGTAAACGACAACGCTTGTCGGTGTTGTCTCAAGTGCTTTCTTGTCACCAACCGAGGTGCCTCGTACAACTTGGTCGGGTATTATTGTCACTGGTGTACCGCCAGATAACGACGCCATCTCACTACGCAGGGTCGCGACGTCCTGAGTATGTTTCAACTCAATATCAACACGAGCAACACGAGCAGCCTCGACCTCTCTTGCCAAGGCCGCTGAGTCACCACCACCGTCAGCACCACCTATCAATTGATACACGTCGTCGAACGTAAATGCATCGCTACCTGATTCAAACGTCATGCCACCTAGGTCATGCATCGTTATGCGTGATAAACTCGCGGCTGTACCGCTACCCTCAAGTATTGTGGTACCAGACTCACCGCGTAACATGGTGTAGTTGACATCACCCTCAGCACCGTATACGTGTACACTGTTAAGGTCGCCCGTGATTAGAGCAACACTTGAGTCATCACTCAACAGGCGTCGTGCACCAAGGCTAGTTAGGTCAAGCACCTTCCCATATTCAACAATGTCAAGGCGACCCGAATGATGCATGAACAATTTAGCCTGTTCAGCACCAGTCTTACCGTTAGATAGTTCGACATTACCCGACCATGAGTCGAGCATCTTCATCGCATGACCCGTACCAGAGACACCGTGCATCGTCACATTGGTTTCGTTACCCACAAGCATCATGTGGTCTGTATCGGTGAGTGAGTTGGGTCTGTTCAGACGTGTCATACCCGTTGACCAGAACACCGACACACCATTAACGTCATACCCAAGCTGACCACTCTCAGCATCACCGTCAAGCAGTACAAACGAGCCTCTGTTCGGTGATGCAAGCTCAACGGTGCTGTCTTGTGACTTCAGCATCTCAAACCTGTCACTGAACGTTGATAGCGGGTCAGTGTAGTCGTGACCATATATCGTGAACGACAGGTCAGTTGTCTCCATGATTTTGCGACTACGTGCTGTAATTGCAACATCACCGTTGTTCTTCACCTCAACACCCGCAGAACTTCGTCTGTCGTTAATCGGTATGCTACGGTTGAGGAATTCAGCGTTAGCGAACGTTGTTGTACCGTCAACGCTTCGCACAGCAGTGTAATGCGTGTCGTTAACTGCACCACCAAGTTCGACGGTGCTTGTACTGGCGTGCACGAGCGATTTACTATCACCGTGTCTGTTAAGTCTACGTAGGTTGACTTCGAGCCCACCAATCCACAACATGTCATGACCGTTGTAATTGACCGCTGTCTTAGTTGAGTCAGCCCTGAATACATTGACGTTGCTATACTTCATCTCAGTACAGTCGTCATCAGCCCTGAACACGTTGTGTAATACACCACCTGTCGGCTTGTACGATATCGCAATATGGTCAGGTGTGATGTTGAGTAGGTTCACACCGTGTGACAACTGTGTCGCCACTGCTGATGTGAATAGTCTTTGGTCACCACTAACGGTGAGTACTGCGTGATGGTCGTGTACACCCCACCTCACAGTATTGTCCTTGTTGTGCATGTATGTGGATGTATTGTTGAACCCGAACATACCGATACCATGCATGTTGTTAACGTGCCATGACGCGTCAGGTATGTTCAGAGGTTTGTTGTGCTCGTCAGGTGTTATCACCTTCGGTATATGTTTTAGTGTCATTTGTTAAATCTCCAAGTATTCTTTGTAAACACCATTCTCATAGACATTGAAAACAGCACCAGACCTAATGAAAACATAGGTGTTATTCGAATTGTCCTCATTCAGTGTCAGACCATCTTTGCCGACAAGCACACTGATGTGACCGTTGTGTACGGCTGCCGTTTTCACGATGATTGTGAACGTCAGTATTGACGGGTCACTTGATGCTGTCACAGACACGGTGTTATTCGTTGAGTCAACAATGTAGGTACCGTTGTTAACGACAGTGAAGTCGACTGACATTTCAGCGGGTTGTGGAGGTAATAGTAGCTCGTCAATGTATGCTTTCGAGTGAGGATGTGCGATGAAATCTAAGTAAATACCGTTGATACCAACCATCTTGTCACCAGCCTGAGCAACACCGCCAGCAAGGTCGATACCTTGAAACACAGCGTACAGAGTTTTATTTGGTTTGCTAATCCAAGGACTGTGGACACCTAGGCTCATTGGTGCGTTCAGGTCAGATGTTTTCACATCAATGTAATGTTGGTATAACACATCACCTGTCGTCAATGCATCCTCGTAGATTGTCACATGTAATGTACCAGCCGTTAGAGGCCAAACAAACATATCCCACACAAGTAGTTCTAGGGTTGTTGTGTAGCTGAAATCAATGTACTGACTGATTGTCATGTCGTAACTTGAGTTCAACGGGACAAACACCTGAGCACCAAGCTTAGGGTAGTATGGGCGACCAGTACCATTAGCGTCATAGTCAACCAGTACCGCCATCGACTCCCTACCGTTAGGTAACCTATACCCCACACCACCGTGTGCATCGTACATTACAAAGTCATCACCAAGTTGCAGTACGTTATCACCTGTACGCAGTTCACCCTCAACAATCATGTCGTGTGAATCAGCCTCAATTCGAGTACCAGAGTCAACAAGCTGTCCAGCTCTCACCTGTAACAATGCACCCTCTGGCATCCCTCCAAACAACAAAGCGTCAATCTGTGCCTTTGTCATCGTCTGTGGTGTACCACCAGTGCCACCGCTACTACCACCACCACCTATTCGTGTTACGCCCATTTGCTACCTCTCATAACTGTCAATTGTGATTCTGAATTTCAGGTCAGGTGTGACCATCAATGTTTGTATGCCTATCTGTTCGAACCCACCTATGAACGCGATTCGAGAGTACGTCAGGTCAGCGGGTTGAACAGTGCCATTGGGGTTGGCTGTGAATGTCACACCATTTTCTACAATATTTGTGAACTCAACACCTGTTTCAGATGCCATGAAATAGCACGTACCGTCAACAAGGTTTGAGTGAATGTGCACAGGTTCCTCATCAGGGTCATTGGGGTTGTACGTGTAGAACAAAATAGACACATAATGTATCTGGTAATAAGGTTCGACTTTGACCAGTTGCAAAAACTGATTGTCGTCGCATTTACCTTCCAGATAGTGACGCCTGTGTTTAGGCCAGTTCGACATATTGATATACTCCTGTATAGTTGGTCGAGGGTCATTATGTCATATTATTGGCACTGGTCAAAATAAAGACACATGCTGTTTACTAGACAGGTGTTTGCAAACTCAGTTGGTTTTGTATATCATGCAATCTGTCTGTCACGGGAACTAAATCAAAGGAGGTCTTTCGACATGACTACAAACAAGACACCGTTTAGAATGTCTCGCTCGGCTAACGCTGTAGGGATGTCGATGTCTATGTCTCGCAACAATGACGACACTCGTGTCAACGGCACCATCGGTGAAATTGACTCTGAGGAACGCACTGTTGAAATTGTGTTCACGACGGGTGAGTCGGGCAAACGGTACCATTGGGATATTGGTGCGTTCATGGAGGAACTTGAAGTAACACCGAGTGCTGTTCGCACAGCAAGGTTAGATAAAGGTTTATCCGTGATGGACAATCACCGCACATACCGCGGTGTTGAGGACATCCACGGGGTGACAACCAGTTACGAGATTGTGAATGGTGAAATAAAAGGTCGTGCTAAGTTTTCAGAAGGTGCGATATGGGATAAGGTTGAGGCTGGTATCATTCGTCATTTCTCATTGGGTTATGATGTACATGAGTATCAGGTCACAGTTGGTGACAAAATCGACACTTACCGCGCTATTGACTGGGAACCACTTGAATTATCAATGGTGCCTGTATCTTTCGAAACAACAAACGGTATTCGTCACCGACCTGACGACACACACGTACACGATGTCAAAATCACAGGAGAATCTGACATGTTGAAAGCTTTACGTATGAAACACCGCTCACTATTTGAGCCGCAAAATCCCGAAGGTGGTAACGGTGGTGGTGCACCTGCTGCAAACCCATTACCAACAGCACAGGAGATTGCCGACGCACAAGCAATCATTGCACGTAGTATGCCTGCACCTGCACCTGTTGTCGCACCTGTTGCCGCACCTGTTGCCGCACCTGTTGCTGCACCTGTTGCCGCACCTGTTGCCGAACCTGTTGTACGTACAATGGGTTCGTTCATGGATGCTGGTGCGCTCGTTGGTATGGAGTCTGCCGACATTGCTCGTCACTTTGACAATAACTTGTCGCTTGCTGACTTCCAGACGGAATGTATGAGCGCACTTGCTGCACGTTCGGCAGGTAACAACCCGTTAATCATGGGTGAACAAGAGTCAGGTGTGACCGCGAAGCGTACTGCACTTGAGGAATACTTTTATCACATCCAAGACCCAGCTAAGAACGAGTTGAAAGACGGTTCGCGTCAATATACTGGTATGACGATGTCTGAGATGTTCCGCCAGTACAATAGTGGTGTGAACGGTAAGTCACTAGCAGGTCTCAGTAAGATGGCGCTCGCTGGTCGTGCATTCCAATCTGATTCGGACTTCCCGTTAATCTTCGAGAACGTGATGAATAAGACATTACGTGGTTCGTACGAAGAAGAAGGGCAGACATTCCGTGACCTCTGTCATCGCACAACAGTGAACGATTTCCGTGAGAACAACACGTACACGCTTGGTGATGCACCTGACCTCAAGTTACTTGGGCAAAACGGTGAGTACCAAGCAGGTACGTTCTCTGAAAGTAAAGAGAAGTATCGTATTCATACGTTCGCACGTAAAATCGGTGTCTCACGTCAAATGTTCATCAATGACGACATGTCTGCATTGAACATCATCCCTAGAATGTGGGGTGCGGCAGGTTCACGCATGGAGTCAGATGTAATGTGGGCGCTGATTACTGGTCACGACCCTAAGAAATACGGTGTTACTAACAATGTGATGAACGATGGTAAAACACTTTATCACGCTGAGCATAGTAACCTTATCTCTGGTGCAGGTTCTGAGTTCGGTGATGTCGCATTAGACGCCTTACGTCTACTTGGTCGTAAGCAGAAGACATTGGATGGTCAGCACATGAATATTCAATGGAACAAGTTAGCATTACCACCTGAGCTTGAGTCAAAGGCACGTAAATTGTTCTCTGACCTTGGGTACTTCCCGACCACCGTCGATGGTGTGAGTGCAAACCGCAAGACGTTTGATTATGTAATCGAGCCTCGCTTGTCTGATGTACCATCAATCGGTACAAAGGCGTTCTACGCGTTCGCACGCAACATGTTCGCATTTGAATATGCGTACCTAGCTGGAAACGAAGGTATGGCGACCGAGACAATCAACTCAATGGATGTTGACGGTATGAGTATGCTAGTTCGTCAAGACTTCGGTGGCGGTATGGTTGACCACCGTTACTCAGCAAAGTCTGACGGTCAGTAATTGACAACGGGGCATGGACGCCCCACCTACTAATTTTGTTTGGAGATTTAGAGAATGGCTAATAATTTTGTAAGTGACGGTAATAACGTCCGAGTCAAGTTGACTGACGTATCTGTGTCAGGTCTACCATACCTTAAGGGTCTGTTACCATATATTGCATCGGAAACGGCATCTGCTGGTGAGACCATCACGGGTCACACCACAGGTATGTGGCGGTTACCATGTGCGTCAGCGGTCACGTTCGGTGACGGGGCAACTGTACATTGGAACCCAGCGACAGAACTTGCTGTGTCCACTGCCGTGTCAGGTTGCTTTCGACTCGGTGTTGCAGAGGTACAGGTAGTAAGTGGTGAAACCGAGGTGATTGTACGTCTGTATAACACATCAACGGTAATCAAAGCCTAGTGTCACGAGTTAGCGACGTACTCAAAAGGGCTTCCAGAGTTGTTCAGTCAACATTCGGAAGCCCTTTTTTGTATGCAGAGCGTGGGGGTGGTAACCCTGTGAACTGCATCGCATACATTAACGAGACAGCCGACCTGAAGGATGAACGTGACATCGTCATAGGTACACATCCTGTTGTAAAACTACTAAAGGATGATTTCACATATGCACCTCGCGACCGTGACACACTGACAGACAGTGACACAGGCAAGGTGTGGCGAATTGGACTGCTCACAGAGGAGTCATCAACAGCTTGGTACTACGAGGTTGAGGTGGTATAGACAATGGCCGTATATGACAGTAAGTCACTCGACTCCTTGGTTTCTAAGCTCAAGGACAAGGATGACGCGATAAACAAGGCGAGCGCACTTGCTGTCAACAAGACAGCCACGTATGTGCGTGGTGAGGCGATAGATGCCCTGAACGCTGATGTCACACTCGATAAGGGATACATCAGCAAGCACATCAAAGTCGTTGCTAGGGCTTCGTCACGCAACCTCAGAGCCATAATAAGAGCCAACGCAAGGGGTACTCACTTATCTCGATTCTCACACAGGGTGTCGAAAAAGGGTGTTGCTGTTAAGATTAACAGGGATGGTGGATACAAGATGCTTGAAAAGGCGTTCGTTGTGACAAACTTGAGAGGTTCCGCATCAAAAGGTATCGCGATGAAGAACAGGGAGGCTGTGAAGCATTTCGCTAGGGCTAGCAGTGGTGATTCGTCACCGAACATGCGTAGGAAGCTGTACAAGCAACGACGGAAGGCTCAGGACAAGCCCAACGGTATCACTGTGTTACACTCACGAAGCATCAACCAGATGTTTGTGTCACAACGCGAGATGCTACGACCGCGTGTTGAGACCTTCATGCGTAGTGAGTTCCTGAAAGACTTTAAGAGGTTATCTAAATGAATACTGAAAACGGGTACAGCACGTTCAAGAGACTTGTTGTAGATAAGCTGAAAGTGTTGGAGGTAGGTGGCACCTACTCAATAAAAGAGGGCTGGCTGGCAACGTATGTTGATGATGTCAGGGACGGTCGAGGTGTGACGTTCCCCTTGGTTTGTGCGTCGTATCTAAGTGATTCATACGAGACCAAGGCGCAGAATGTTGATGCAATTGCAACCCGCTCAATACAGGTTGAGGCCGCAATCGAAATCGGTGACGATGTTGAGACAGTAAATCATCGAATGGACACTGTTAGGTTCGACCTGATGAATGCGTTATCACACCCTAATTTGACAGTGACATCATGTGCCTTTAAAATGGCCAAGGGCGGTGAGAGATTCGCTGGTGTACAAATTAATTTAAATATAACGTTCAATGAGAAATGGGGTGAGTATGACTATTAAACCACTTGGTCAGAATGTACTGATTGAAGTCGATGAGATGAGCACTATGTCCGCTGGCGGTATCGACTTGAGTCACACTGCAATGAGCACAGGTAAGAATGAATTGCATGTCGGTCGCGTTGTCGGTGTACCTGAGTTTGAGTATCACCCTGACGGTACGCTCAAGTCGAACCGTTCAATTAAACATGGTATGACCGTGTGTTTCATGAAAGGCGGGGGGTCAACTGTTCCCAACGCACCCGAAGGTAAGGACTGGCGTTGTGTCCCTGCCGATTGTATTAACTATGTGTTAGAGGATTAAATATCAATGACTATTCCGAAAGCAAAAAAGGTCGAGTTGACAAATGATGAACGGTCACGCGAACTCGTTGACCGTGCACTCAATTGTGACAAAGACCCCGAAGTTGAGGTCAAACCTCTAACTCGGTTCCAGTATCGCAACATCAATGTCATTCCTGAAGTGATGGGGGCAATTAAGATGTTCGAGTCAACAGCTTTGATTTTTGCCAAACAGGGCAAGGTTGAATATCCAATCAAAGACAAGAAGGGTGACGAAGATGTCAAAAAGTAAAGTGGGTAACATTACAATCGTGGTCACGTCTGACCGTGTCAGAATCAACGCCAGACCTGTCGATGCTGGCTCAAAGCACAGTGTTGATAAACGCCTCGCGGATTACCTGATAGGCTGTGGTGTCGCAAAGGAGAGTAAATAAATGAGTGATTCATTACGTAACGTATCGTTCAAGGGTGGAGGTGAGATTTTCATCCGCCCATTGGTGACTGGTGACGGTCACAAACCGTTCGTGTCATTCGGCAATGCTGATGACTTCACATTTGCCATATCGGAAGACAAGAAGACACAGGTTGATTACACGAGTGAGGGTGGTGGTGCGGCTGCAATTTCGTCTGCAATTTCCGCTGTGACGGGTACAATCAATGGCCTCTCTTATCAGGCCGACTCGCTAGCAATCGGACTACGTGGTTTCGTTAAGACCACACTTGCAACTGGTTCGACAATCGAAACACACACGCTGTCTGAGTCAGGGTTCATCATGCTCACGTCAATTGTGAACGTGGTGTCGTCAATCAGTGTGAAGAATACTGCAAACGCAACCGAAACGGCACTGACTGAGGGTACAGACTTCGTTATTGAAGGTAATGCGATTGACATCCAAGATAGTGCGTTCGCTGGGTACACTGTTGATGCAAACGACCCGTTGCAAATCAAGGTGACTCTGAGCACACACCGTGAGCACACCATCAACGCGATGTCACGTACTGGACTGTCATATGAGTTGTTCTTTAACGGTTTCAACGAGGCTGACAGTGATAATGCTGTGACGGTTCGTTGTCACAAGATTCAGTTCTCACCAACACAGGCGCTGGCGTTGATTAACGATGACTATGGCTCTAATGGTGTGACATTCGAAGTGTTGACCAAGGACGACGAAACGATAATCAGCGATTCGTCATATTTTGAAATGCGTATGCGTCAGGATGCAGGAAGTGATGATGCAGACCTTGACCAAAGTGAGGGATAATTAAATGCCTAGTAATAGAAATATTGCGTTTCAGGGTGGCGGTCTAATCATGTTCCGTGTTGCAGGTACAAACGATGAGTTCAGGTCGTTTGGTAATGCTGATGATTTCGTGTTCGCCATATCTGAAGACAAGAAGAATTTGCCCGACAACCGTAAACCTCAAGGTGGTAATGCGGCATCATCTTCAAAAATCAAAGATGTTACGTTGACAATCAACGGTCTGTCATATCAACCTGACGTACTCGCAATTGGTTTGCGTGCACTGATTGACCACATCCCTGCTTCTGTAAACGCGGCTGAACCGCTCGTATACACGGCTGAGGTCGGGTCGTTTAACAAGACTCTTGAGCCTATCGACCGCACCAAGACCGTGACTGTGAACGAGGTTTCAGTCGGTGTGCTCACAGAGGGTGTCGACTACAAGGTTCGTGCAACAGGTATCCGAATGCTGACAGCCCGTTCAAACGCGTGTGACGTGTCGTACACATCTCAATCACGCAGTAAGATAAAGGCGCTACGTGGTCAGGCACTTGAGTATGAAATCCTGTTCGACGGTTTCAACAAGACCGATAACGGTAAGTCAGTAATCGTCGAGGCATGGAAAGCCAAGTTCTCACCGACGACAGCACTGGCCTTGATTAGTGATGACTTCGGCTCTGTACCCATGACGATTGACCTCGTGTCAGATAACACTCGTGGTAACGGTGATTCCCGATTCTTCAATATCGAGATGGAAGACTAAACAGGTCGACTGTAAACATTAACGTAAAAGGGGTACACTTCGGTTGTATCCCTTTTTTATTGGAGCTTATGAAATGTCAGGTAACAATGACCAAGAAATCGTAGAACTGGTGATTGACGCGAAGAACCTCGCTAGTGATGAAATCAACAGTGTTGCTAAACATGTGACGGGGTTGGGTAATGCCGCAACTGCTGCCGCGAAAGACCTTGAAAATCTCAAAATCAAGGATGACACGATAACGTCGTACAAGGAGATTAAGGCTTCTGTGCGCGACTTGCGCAAAAGTGTCGTCAAGGCAACTGATAACTACAACGAGCTGAGTAAGTCCGTAAAGGACTCAGACAATGCGACAGCGGCTCAACGTAAGTCTGTGATATCAGCAAAGCAAGAACTCACGTTGATGAACAAGGAGTTGCAAAAACAAGAGAAACTGTACACCAAATCAGCTAGCGAGATGAAGCAATATGGTTTGCACAGTCGTAACGCAACCGTCACACAGAAGAAACTCAAGGTTGAAATGGCTGAGACCGCTACAGAGGCGGCACGTCTGACCACACTGTACAACAAACAGGTTGACGGTTTACGTGAGAAGGTTCGTGTTGAGAAGGAGGCTCGCGCTGTTGCCGATGGTCTTGCGAAAAAGCGTGAGGAGGAGGCAGTCGCAATTGAGAAGTCTGTGAGAGCTGCTGAGAAAGAAGCTCACCAGATGAACGAGACCCGTGACGAAATCAAACGTGTGACCGTAGCACTCGATAAGTACGAGAAAGGGTTGCGTGACCTCAATGTAGAACGAGGTAAAGGTGAAATCAAATCATCTGACTTCATACGTAGGGAAGCTGAGTTAAGACGCTCCCTGAAACTCACAGAGGCTCAGGTGAAGACGTCAAAGGCTGCAATCAAGGCTGAGACTGCTGAGAAGGCAAAGGCTGTTAAATCAACAGACGCGTTGACTCAGGTCACACGACGACTCGCACAAGCCTACACTGTGCTTATCGCGGCACAGAAAGCGGCTCAGGCTGTCGGTGCAGGTGTGACCGAGTACGGTGCACTTGAAGCGGCAATCACCAAGGTTGAAAAAACAACAGGTGATGCTCGTAAAGAAATCATAGAACTGACAGACCAGTTGCAATACATGTCTGAGAACGTCACACCGACCGCCACAAACGAATTGTTGAGATATGGTGAGGTAGCGGGTCAACTTGGTGTGAAAGGTTCTGAGGGGCTGTTACAGGTCGTTGCTGCTGCTGATGCGCTGAACGTGTCGACAGACCTTGCTGGTGACACCGCTGTTGAGATGCTTGCTCGAATCCTAGCGATGACGGGTGAGGGTGTACCAGCGATTGACTCATTAGCGTCTGCCGTTGTTGCGATGGGTAACGACATCGAAGCCAGTGAGTCAGAAATCACACACATGACCAGTGAGATTGTGTCAGCGACACGTGTGATGGATTTATCGTCACATGCTGCTGTCGGCCTCGGTGGTACATTACGTGCACTTGGACAACCCGCTGAGCGTTCACGGTCAGCTATCGGTGAGTTAGGTGAGGCAATAGTCAAGGCATCACGTGAAGGTGGTGACAGTCTCACGAAACTTACTGACATCACTGGGCTGACTGCTGAACAAATTGAGAAAGACTTGGGTGAGGCACCTGAAAAAGTTCTAGTTGGTTTCCTTGAGGGGTTGAGTCGTGTCAAGGATGAGGGCGGACTTGTATCTGAGTCACTAGCATCAATGGGTATAAATAGTCGTCTAACATCGTCTGTCGTTGAGACACTATCGGGCGCTACCGACAAGCTAAAAACCAGTCTCGCACTGACGAACAAGGAGTACGAAAACGCTGATGCACACTTCAAGGAGGCAGCGAAGTCATATGCCAACCAAGAGGCGGCAGTCAGTAGACTATCGAACCAATTCTCACACCTCAAGAAGTCAATCGGTGAGGCGTTCAGTGATGAGACCGACGCTACAATCAGGCTGATATCTGACGGCATGAATGAGTTCGGTGATGACATTGTGTCGCTGATGGAACTGTTACCTGAAATGGTCAGCGGCTTTGGTGACCTACATACAACCGTGGACGACCTTGTTGAATCATTCGGTAGTGATGAGTTTAATGTTATCACTGCGGTGTTCAACACAATCAAACTTGCTGTCAACGGTGTCACACTTGCCCTCAACATGGTGGTCGAAAGTGCACAAGAAACAGCGATTGAAGTTGCCGAGCTGTACAACTCATTTCAGGTATTCGACAACCTGAAAATCGACACTGTGTTCATGGACGAGTTCACCGAGTCACTTGCGAACACACGTGACCGCATCAATGTTGATTTGAAGGATATCGAGGACGCACACAATCGAATGAGCGGTGAGAGTTCAATCGCATTCGAAGGTCTAACCAAAGCCGCTGACAAATATGCCGATGGTTTGTCATCACTTGACGAAGCCGAAAGGGCATCAATCAAGGCCGCTCTTACCAAGAATTCTGTGATGAAATTGACCGATGAAGAATATCGGAAGATGACAGCATCAATCGTCAGGGCTAACCGTGTACTTGAGATTGAGGCCGAACGGAAGAAGCTAGCGGTTGAGTCTCAGCAGCAAATGAACGTTGTCAATGAGGTTGCCGCTGAGATACAGAAAACCGTCAATGACGGTACGTTCAAGGGTATCGATGCAACTGCTCAAATGACTGCCGAACAGGGTAAGTTGCAGGTCAAAATTAACAAGTTGAATGAGGACGTTCGTAACTACAAGCAGTCGTTGAAGACAATCGTTGAGGGTACTGATGAGTATGTCATAGTGACAACGAAACTCGCCCGTGCGTATGCTGACCTCAAGGTTGCAAAGGATGAGGCTGTTGCACTTGCTGAGCGTGAGGCAATGACATACACAGAGTCATTGATTGCACAGCGACAGCTCACGAACGAGCTTGCACTCGCAAAAGTCCAATGGCAGTCGGGCAAGTTAACACAAGCTGAGTATGCTGCTGAGGTTGAACGAATCAACGATGCACTTCGTGAACTAAACGGGTTGCTTGGGGATAATACAGATAACGTTGAGGAAAACACTAGTGTTGTCAGGGAGCAGGTTCAGGAGAAAGATAACCTTGTCGATAAGACCGAGAAGGTAACACAGGCAACCTCTCTTGAGTTACAGGTGCAACAGCTCCTAGGGAAGCAATACGACAAGTCGAAAGACTCAATGAGTGACCTCAATGCACGGTATGACGAACTCACATATTTAATGGTCAAGAACGAGGCTGTCGCAAGTGGATGGGTTGAGAACCTTGTCAAAGTCTCTAACGCTGTGTTCGACCAAGAACGTGCGGCAATCTCTGCCGAACAGGGTCTGCGTAAATATCAGAAGCAAGTTGACAGTGGCAACCTCTCTCTTGCAGAACTCGACAAGATTGCAGGACACGCAAAACGTAGTCTGACCGCTGTCGGTGATACAAAGCTGGATGGTTTGCTTGATAGTATTGACGAGGCTCGTGAGAAGTTCAATGACCTTAACGATGACATCAACGACGCTCTTACCGATACTCAAGACAGACTCGATGCCGCAATGGGTAACTTTGCCGATATAGCCCGACGCAAGCAGGAGGCTGAAATTAAGGAGATGGAGGCACTGTTAGACAAGGCGCGAATATATGGTGACCAAGCACTGATTGATAAAATCAACAGGGCAATTGCTGACCTCAAGAAAGCGCAACGGATTGAGTTCAAGAATGAGTTCGGTAATGAGTCAGGTGGTACATCGACAACATCATCACCGTCATCACCGTCATCACCGTCATCACCGTCATCACCGAAGAGTGTCGAACTCATTCTAAACGTTGGTGGTAACAAGTATGTTACGTCGACAGATGAGTCAACATATGATAATCTCATGCACGATGTTGACAGAATGAAAGGAGTGAGAGACTAATGCAACAAATTGACACCATAACACCTGAGATTCAACAGCTAATCTGGTTTGACCGTGATGAACAGGTGCATGTTGTCGCTGAGAGTAGACGTGCGTCTGATGGGGCTCTGCATATAGAGCAAACCCTGATTGACGTGGGTCTACCCGTCACCATCGGTACACACGACGGTTGGATGAAGCGTAGTGATTTCAACCTACTCGTCGCTCACAATAAAGCGAACCTTGATGATACTGGGTTCATGTTGACACTAGGTGTCGACTCAATGCGTGTAATGTGGGATAACTCCGACGGTGCAGCGATAAGCGGTCGTAACCTCAGAATGAGTTCGAAAGGTAGCGACTTACTGACGAACGTTGTGATGAAATTTATAACGGTAATATAAGGGACAATCAATGACTATCACACGTGATAATTTAAAAATCATGAAACCCGCACAGTTGGGTACAAGTGATGACGCAGGTGGTCTCAGGACTAAAAACCCTGTGACATCAGGTATGATTAACGACATACTACAACCCATAGCAGATATCGACCACGCTCAGTCTGCAATTGACATCGTGAAGTTTTTCCCCAGTGTGGACACCGCTGATACATCAACACTGCTCAAAGGTCACGTGTTCGTTGGTTCACCACCAACCGACCCGCTCGTATCGATGATGCTCGTTGAGGCGGACGCACTCACTGACGCCTCTGTGATGACCGACATGCGTGAGATTCTTGAGTCCTCGGTCACCGCTGGTGTTCTGATTAATGAGGGTGTTCGCGGATTCCTTCCCAATCAAAACAGTTTTGACCGTGCGTACCTTGAGTCGACATACATGTTCAACGGTAAGGAATACCGTAAAATCACACGACTGACAGTGGGTCAGGTAATCTGTATCAATACTGAGTACACAGGTGTTGAGTCCGTACTGTGGCCTCGTATCAATCATTTCTGTAAAGTCACAAGTGTTGATGGTGACATTATATTCGAACCGCCCCTACCTATTGCAACACCTGACTACGATGTTGACGTCAACGGTCAGACACGATGTACAACAATTCGTCGAGCAACAGAGGTCTCGCCACTGACGTTCCACGGTGTGACTAAACTCACGGCAATTGCTGACGGTGTCCAACTCAACGTAGGTGCAACAGAGCAATCATTGATACCTACACTAGAAGGTGTTAAGCGACACATTGGTTTGACCACGAACTCAGGTGGTGAGTCTGACGGTACCGAAATCACACTCAAGTCACTGTCACAATTGTCAACCTCATCACAGTCATACAGCTTTACCGTTAATGATTATCTTGACCCTCTTGAGGGTGTTCTCGGTAATACAGTCAAGGTCACGTATACATCAAACGGTACCGCAATGAACGAGTCGGACGCAGTGGTAACGGTGACGAGCGGTGACATCACAGTCATACTGTCGAATAAGGCTGACGTGGGTACAAACGTGACAATAGGTTATGTATCAAACATTGAATATGGACACTATGACAGTGCGTCAACTGTACTTGGTGCAGGTGAATCAGTAGTCAAGGGTTCACTATACGGTGAATACCATGTTGTTGCGGGTAATGCATGGTTGAAGCTATATGAGCAAAATGGTGTGTTGTACAAATCATACAGGTATGACCTTGACAACCGATTCGGGATATTGAATTACGATACAGGTGTGACCACATTTACAAATGCAGCCGAAATCGACGATGTCAGGTTCACAGCGCTCTACAGGAAGTCAATACAGACAACAAGTGCGACCTTCTCAATCGCGATTAGTGAGCCAATACTTGATTCATTTTACGTGCAGGTTGAGACCACACAGGGCAGTCTCATCAGTGGTAGTGCGGACAGTAACGGTGCTGTGACAGGTACAGGTGTCAGCGGCACAGTGTCAGGAACTCTGGTTTCATTGACGTTCACATCCGATGTAAACCTGTCGACCCTGTTGTACAACGTTGATGAAATCATACGTTTGACACCACCTGCCGATATCTACAAGCTTAACCCTTTGCGCATACCTAACAACGGTCGTGTTGCAATCTTCCGTGAGTGGGGTACGGTGATGATTCAACACAGTCAGTTTCAGGCTGTAACGACACCGACAGCAGGTGATAAAATGAACGTCCGTGCGAACACATCGTTTGTACAGATTACAGATAAGGATGGTAAATCATTATGGACACCCACTGACGACCATTACGAAGTCAACCTTGAAACAGGTGTTGTCACAATAAAGAGTGATTTCACAGGTTTTACCGCGCCTTTCGTACTGACCGACACCGTCGGTGAACTGGCGTTAACAGCATCGGTCGATAGCAATACATCAATGACCGTGGCATCAGCGTTGACACGCGCGTACCCTATCGGCTCAACAGTATCCAGTGTGCAGAACTTGGGCGATATGCAAGCAAGAGCCGCAAATGTCCGCGACATGTCATCTTGGTCGGACAACTGGGATGTTGACGGCACACCTGTTGATGCCAACCTGAATGTGATTGACTTCCCGATTGAGGTCAGCAATGCAGATGCAATCAATGAGGAATGGGTGCTTGTGTTCACATCAGCAACAGCGTTTAGGTTTGTTGGTAGGAATGTAGGTCAGGTCGCAACGGGTGACACCCTGAATGACTTCTCACCGTTAAACTCGACAACACAACGACCGTTCCTTACAATACGAGCGGGTGCATTCGGTAGCGGTGGTTTCAACGCGGGTGAGGCTGTCAGGTTCAACACTGTTGCAGCATCGAGCCCAGTGATGGCCGTTCGCAGTGTGCAGACGGGACACAGTCAAATTACAACAGATAAGACAACTATCGCATTCCGTGGTAACGGCATGTAAGGAGGACGTACAATGAAATTACCAGTTACAGTTTACAGGTGGGATGACGCAGGTGCACCGCAAATTGTCGGTCGGAAGCCCAGTGAGATAATCGACATACTAAGGAAATGTTTAGTTGACGGGTACGGTACAAAACAACCTCTTGGGTGGACAATTGAACATGAGGATGCAGCCGCATTCAAAATCATGTTCAGAAACAGTGTGACGGATGGTGGTTCGGGGCATCTAGTCAGGTATCATGCCGCGACAGGTGACACCAATGGTGCGATGATGAGGGTTCAGTCGTGCGTATCTGCTACTGACATCGACACACTTGTTAACGCTGGCTATGACTCGGCAATGCAGTTATATGATGGTACGATGACCAAATGGTACGTGATAGGCACATCTCGCGGTTACATTATGGGTATCCCTAGGACTAACTCAAAAATGGGTTTGCGTCGCGGTGCACCTGAGTCTGTACACATAGCAGGTGACGTGAATGTGTACTCACCCGTAGATAAGGCGTTTATTGCCACAGGTACGCCCACATATACAGGTGATTTCGACCGCACATCACTTGCTAGTTATTCATACGCGTTTGCAAAAATCACGGCTCGACGCGGGGTTACTGGTGGTGTCGCTGCGGTCAAGCTACCGTCAGTACACGGTGACGGGTTACTACAGAATTATGGTTTCGCTGACAACTATCACACCTACGAGGAGTATGACCGCAACGTACCATTAGACAAAAAAGGGTTATATGTACCTATAACGGTGGCCTGTAGTACATCGTTCACCAGTTACGGAACACTTGACCCCGATGGTGCAAGCCTCATATACAGTAGTCGATACCCTTGGGCGCGTGGTGAAGTCGCAGGTATCGTTACAGAGGTCATGCACAGATATGAGTCTCTACCTCACTCGTCTTGGCCTCTCATTGAGGAGCATGGTGGACAACTTCATTGGGCGTTGTGTAGCGCGGGTGTTAATATATCAACGTGGGTCAACATGGTTGAATGGGAGTACAATGCATAACTTAGGGTATAGATACAGCAGGTTGAGCATGGCACAAGAGACGCTGGGTAAGGTTGTGCTGGACGTTGACGTTGATGCTGAGAGGTATGTGCTGATGGACAGGTACACGTGTTCAGTGTTTCACAACGGGCGTACTGATACTAATGTAAGGTATGTACCGTTGAAGTATACTGAGGCCGCAAACCTACTTGCGTTCATAATTGACGATGACCGTCAATTCAACGCTGTCTGTGCAGATGGTATCACAGCCGAACTCGTCGCGATGAAGGACGTCACATGATGGTGTCCATCAGGTTCGACAAACCATCGGTTGTCACATCTAACCCTGTTGTTATCAGGTTTGTCGACGATGGTGGTACACCACAACCACAACCGTTAGCTCAAATCATCGGTGATTGTGGGTTCTCGTGGGCTCATGACGGTGATGTAGTGGGTGACGTGACGGTTGTAATGGACAGCGGTGAGGTGTCGAGGAGTGACACAGTGTTCGTCGATGAGGCAAACAGTACACATGTTGTAATATCACTACCTTGGGAAATCGGTGACATCATCACAATACATCTTGACGCAAAGGTTGTGTTGCCTGACGAGCTGATGTCACTGACAGATTTATCGTGGGGTAGTGGCACCATCATCAACACACAGGTCGACGCCTCTTGGTTGGGTAGTGAGATTACAAATGTTGACACACTGGTCGTCACACGTATGACAGATACAATCACAACGACTGTCGACATGGTGTTCACAGACGTGGTGATGAACATCGGTGATATTGCGATTCAGTACTCACAACAGGGTGCGAATGCCGCAACGTCATGTTGTGATTTCGCGTACGGCATCAGGGTTGGCCAGTGGGTTTGTACAACCACATATAGACCGAGTGTCAAAGGCGCATCGATATCGTTCAGTGATGCATTGAACGGGTCACGCGTGTTGAGATTCAAGCAACACACAGAGTGGTGTGAGTATGACAATGGTGGGGGTGGTGTGATTGACCCTAACCCAACACTACCTGACATTGATGTTGACATACCAATTGAACCAGAACTAAAGCGAGTGTATTCAATGAAACCTGTTTTGAAATGTGTACGAATGTCCGACCAATTACAGATTGCAATCGTGAGTGTCAGTATTAGTGACAGTCGTGGACAACACACTAAGACCGTGTCGATAGAGTTTGCAAGTAGAATCGACCAACTGAACTCAATGAATGAGCAATTGTTGATTAACATAAACGGGTATGAGTTCTATGCGATAGCAGAGAAAGGTAGTCGTACAACGTCGTTTGGGTCGTCCCGATATGGTGCGACAGGGCGTAGCAGAACTGCATTAATGTCCGACCCTTGGTCAGCTCGAATCAGTTATAGCAACACACGTGACCGTAGTTTTGCGGGTATCGTGGGTGACATTGCTGAGGGTAGCGGATGGACTGTGTCATTACACCCTGATGTTGTTGATTACAATGTACCAGAAGGTGCGTTCAGTATATCAGGTAAGACAGTAATCGGTTCAATACACGATGCGGCTGCTCAGATTGGTTGTATGCTCCTGTGTGACGAGTTCGCATCCACGGTGACGATTGTACCGCAATTCCCTACAGCACCTTGGAGAATGGCGACTGCGACACCTGACGTCACGCTGAGTGATACGTTCATATTCAGTTGTGACGAAGTTGATGAGCATAACCAACTTAGTGACTCTGTGTTTGTACGTGGTGAGCAACATGGTGTGAGTTGTCAGATAAAACGTGCAGGTACAGCAGGTGCGAAAATAGCGGGTGATGTATCAGCACAACTGATAACCCATGCACAGGCTGCAAGGCTTGCTGGTACAAAGGTACTTGCTGAGTCAGGGAACAAGAAGAGGGTTACATTAAGTCTGCCTGTATCTGGTCAGGTGGCACCATTAACCAAGGGTAGTCTAGTCGGTGTGACGTACAGAGGTGATGTGTACAAAGCAACCCTCGATAGTGTTACAATCACGGCAAGTGTGATGCAATCAGGTGGTATCACAGCGGGGCAAACAGTAACACTCATCAGACACATGGAGTAAATTAAAATGCTCACGATACATAAGGAAATATTACAGGCGAGGACTATACAGAAAATTGTTAATGTGAACACTGACGGTACAGTCAGTACTGAGGATGGTGGCGGTCATGTGACACGAGCCATCGGTAGTGGTACTGTCGGTGCTCACGTTTACGTGCAAGGTGGATTGGTTGTCGGTTCGGCACCAAGTCTACCCCATTCAATAATAGAGGTGTAATAAAATGATAAGACATTACTACGGGTTAGAAACACGTACACACGCATGGAACATCGCACAACGAGTCGCACAGGCGTTCGGTGGACGAGTGTCGATGGTCACTGTGATGATAGTGGAGACAGGTTGTGCTGAAACACACCTCGGTAGACTCAAGGATAGACACCCTGACAGGCTCGGAGTTGGTTGGTTACAATGTGATGAGATAGCACTTGTCGACGTTAAGCAACGCACACGTGAGCGAGACCGTGAGATAATGCATGGTAAGTTCGGTTATGACCTCGACAAAGTTGAACTTGCTGACCTGTCGCACGACCCATTACTCGCTGCACTAATCTGTCGACTACATTACAAGCTGGTACCTGAGCGTTTCCCTGACGATTTACTTGACCGTGGCTCATACTGGAAACGTCACTATAATAAGTCGGGTGCAGGTAGTGCTCGTGAGTATGTGGAGAGAGTAGAAGCGTTTTTGGAAGACTAAAAAAAAACCCGCGATACTCAGTATGTCAGAGTAGTATCGCGGGTAGGTCGTTAATTACCAAGTACGACCAGTTCGGGGGGTATTACTTTCAGCGGTAGGTATTGAATCCTTTTTTACCACAACATCAGGATGGTTTGCAAGTTCTTCATCCGTCATCTTCACAATTTTATATCCGTGCTCAGCCTTTCTGTTCTGACCCATGTGTAATATCTGAACCTCACCACCGTGTTTAGCGTGGTCAAACATCTCTGTGAACTTCTTACGTACGTTCAACAGACCCTTGATGTACATTGTTTCAGTTGTTGGAGCACCCTTCACATCATGGAGGGTTGAATTACTGTAGTACAGCCATTCACTCACGGTACACTTGCACCAGTCACTTTCACCAATCTCTCTAAACATCAACTGGTCATCCATCATCATTCCCTCATTCAATTTCAAGTTAAGTGTTGCAACAGTATCACGACTGTTGCAGTGGTGCAATAAGTTTAATCGCTTCGTCAATGTAATACTGATAGTTCAGGTCAAGCCAATCGAAGTTTGACGCTGTTGAACAGTCAGTACAGAGGTAGCGTGTTGTGATACCCATGCTACGGTCAACAGGCAACGGAGCTATGTCACAACGAGGGATTTCAGTGTATGTCTTTGCAGGTCTGCGACCACCCGCCTTAACAACCTTGTAATCATCATCGTAGTCGCGAATGTAGTGTGTACCTGTCGACCAGTTCTCAATCATCTTCGGGGTTGGGGGCATGACCTTGAACAACTTGCCACCATTGTTGCTAACAAAGTATCTGGTGACGTTCTGCACCTTCTTTCGTTGTGACTCATGGAAACGTGTGACCAGACCCTCAAACGTCTTTCTCCAACCATTAGCACGTTGGGCGTCGACCATATACAGTGAACTAGAACGAGGAACCTTGGTTTTCAACATGAACTTGAACGCATCCTTGCAGCCCATGATTGTCTCAGCGACAGGTGTACCATTCACCAAGAACTCATATGCAGCCTCGGCAATGATTGTTGACGAGTGATTCTTGTGCCAAGGTATTTTATCATAGACGTAAGCACCCTTACATTTACGTTTACCCGCATCACCACCATTGCGAGGGTCGTCTGAGTACTCAGCAATGTAGTTGTTCACATCGCGAATGTGCATCGCATCGTAGTACGCACACTCAAGCTCAAGACCTGTGTGTTGCTCCCACATCTTCCAAACAGTATTCATTGATTCCTCATACTGCTCCTCAAGACTGAATGTAATACCATCGGTGTTGGCCTGAATCATTTCGAGTGTTGGGATTGTAGACATCCATTCACCAAGCATACACAGGAGTAGCTGACCATTTAACGTGATTGTCATCGTGAACAGAGGGTCATAGAAACAACTGAACTCGCTGTTAGACTTACCGTACGCACCGTTCAACGCAAGCTTGAATGCAAGGTTCTCCATTGTGCCTTTTTTGTGCAACTTACGCATGTCGAATACACCTTGGTAAATCTCACAGAACACTTTTGTCAGGTGTAACGGGAACAGCTTGTTGACGATTGCAAGCATCGGGTAATAACTGGTCACGTCTAAGTCATATATCTTACGACGACCTGATGACCTGACAGTTTGTGACTTAATTGAACCGTGGATACCACCCTTACCGAAATCCCACTGAAAACCATTTAGTACAGGTGATGGATACTTCCGACCTTTGTCTGACTTGGTGTCACGTATGACCTGACCTCTAAGGAAGTCAAGCGCCTCGTTGAAAACAGGCTGTCGGAATGACACATAGTCAAAGATGATGTCTTTGATGTGAATATCTTCGCGGTGAGTACGACCACGGACGTCGACACCAGCATTCTTGAGTTGCAATTCGAAATACTTCTCACCGAGCTTAGTGTCATTGTGGTTTATGAAACGGATGCCGTATTTCTCAGTCATCTCCATACGTAACTTAATCTCACTGACAGAGAAGCGTGCAAAGTCTGCGGTATTCTTCACGTCACGGTGGTTGTATGGACGTATGAGACACGATTGCTCCCACGTCAATACTGTACCAGCAGGAACAGGTAGTTCCTCAACCTCGTCAGCCCTCATGTTAATCTCGATAACCTTGAGTGATGTCATCTTTGCGACGTTATCAAAGTGATGAATCTTGAACAGGTCTAGCTGCTCAATCAGGTGGTCAGATTCCCATATCATCAGGTCGAACTGCTTATCGCGAGGTGTATCGAAATACGCCTTACTGTGATTGTACAGGTAACCCGCTTTCGTCCACCCTGACTGACCATCCCACGACCTGACGTTGTTGAAGAAAAAATGCTCCATGTAGTAATCATACGCAAGGTTATTGAAACCAATTTGTCGACAGTCGTTTTGCATCAACCACCACATCCACTCAGCAAGCTCGTTAGACATGTCGTACCACTCACTAATTTCGAAGTAGTATATCTCCCCCGTTGACATGTGTGTCGCAGCAAGCGAGAAGAAATTAGGATAACATTCGATGTCATATGCGTAGTCTTTCACCCAAGGCCAATCTGTTGCGTACTTACTCGGATATGTCGGACTTTTCATAAATAGACCCCCACTCGTAAATGCGAACATGGCTGAGCACCCGTTTGCGTGCATCGACAATCTTATTGAACAGTTTCGTGTCAAGCATGTGATGGAATAACTCATCATCGTCCATCAGCAACAGTAGGTCGTGAGTTGCAATCTCACCCAGTATCTCAGGCTCACATGACGCGTTCATAATGTCGTCGTCCATCTGAGCAAGCTGGTTGTTCAATTTAGTAATTGCTTCGTTTCGTTTAAAGCTCATGAGTCGTACCCCTCGTTTTTATCAATTAATTCGCGTAGTGCATCAGCATCTTTCGCACTCAAGCATTGCGCACTTAGTGTGTCTATCCCGAACGTCACCTCAAACGCATCATGCATCTGGTCACGTGTGAAATTCTCATTGAATACTGTAACGTTGCACCAATCGACAATAGACCGCCTGAGCCTACTCTGTGCGTTACAGCGTATAATTTGCTGTTTGACGGTACTGTTGACGACAATGTCAGACATACCAGCCTGAATCAGCCTGTTTTTCTTCGACTGCGGATTCTCATCAACCTTGGTTTTCTCCACATGTAACATCGACTGTTTCTCGAATGTCATCTCGACAAGCTTGCCTTTCTTCTCTGCAAACTTTTTCTCAGCCGCCTCAGCCTCAACCTTAGTCTCAACGTGAGTACAATCAGGACATTCCTGAACACTCATCACCTTCGGTATGTAGTAAGCAAAACACTTAGGGCATACACGAATAGGCTTTGGTTTGGTGTTATCCTTACTCTTACGTACCCTGTTGTCTAGTGACCATACTGGGTCTTCATGAGGCATTGTCAGACCTTGTTCTAGCATGTGGTAAGCAACGTTACCAACATGGTCAAGTAATATGCCAAACTCTTTACCCTTGATGACACGAAGACAGCGACCGAACTGTTGCTTGAACAGCGAGAAAGACAGGGTCTTACGTAACATGATGCATACCTCCACGGCAGGCACATCAAACCCTTCACCAAATAAATCACAATTTATTAACACTTTTGTAACACCAGCTTTAAACAAGCTAATCTGACGGTTACGGACAGCGATAGTATCGTTTGACGACAGTGCAACCGCTTCTATACCAGCCTTTCTGAACTTGTCGGCAACATGGCGACTGTGGTCTATGTTCACACAGAAACAAATCGCTTGTTTACCTGCTGCATGTTCAAGATAGTGTTCAATAGCATCACCAGTGATACCATCGTTGTCGGTACGTTTCGCTAACTCCTTCTGGTTATAATCACCCCCAGCAGTGGCACGCATCCCCTCAACATCCAACTTGACAGGTGGTGTGTAAACTTTGTACTTAGATAGACGACCACGTTTAATCAGGGTCGCCATGTCGGTACCGACAACAAGAGCATCGTTGACACCCGACGCATGTCTACCAAGACCAGCTTTATCACCACGCCAAGGTGTAGCCGTCACACTCAGACCACGTGCGTTAGGTAACTTCTCAACACACTGATGCCACTTGCTGTCTTGTTTCAGGTGATGTGCCTCATCCAGCATCCACATTTTATACATGGGTGCAACGTGGGTTACATCTGACGCTCTGAACTTATCAACACTTGCGACCACTACAGATGATGTCGCCTCATAGAAACTGTTACCATTGTAGTTTGCAGCGTTCGTATCTGTGATGTTTCTCATCATTGGTGTCGATGCAATGAATGAGTGATACACACCCATCATGCACAATGCGTCTGATATCTGCCCTAGCAGTACGTCACGGTGAGCGAAGATAATACATGGTTCACCAGTATCCCTGCACCGCTTGGCGTAATACGCCTTGACTAATGTCTTACCCGCACCTGTCGGTAAAACCAAGCACACATTGGGTCTTCGTGCGACCCCATCGACCATGACGTCACCCAACCTTTCGAACTCAGCATCTGTTGCTGCTACTGCGTCGACTTGGTGGGGAAATAACGTAATACCCATTTTTCAACCTCCTATATAAGTAGGTGAATAATACACTGTTGAAATACTTTGTAAATAGGGGTTGTAATTTAAAATTACACATGTCACTATTCGTTTCGTCGTCATCGGGGCGACTTTCAAATCAATCAATAATAGGAACTACAAATGCAAACATTAGCATTAGCAACACTGGCACGAGCAATCGCATCTGCACTTTCAACATTCGCTCTTACACTTGAGGGTGAAGGTGAGGGAGGTGCGGCAAACAGCCCTTTAAACACTGCCGTGACTGCAACGGGTGCGGCACCATCAGACTCCTCAGCGAACGTTGTTGGTGCACCACAAGCAGAATCAACTACTGGTGCAACCAGTGGGGACGTCGTAATGCTGAAAGATGTCGCGAACGTTGAAGGTTACAAGGTGACAGGTGCTGAAATCGACGAGAATGGTTGCCCGTGGATTGATGGCATTAACACCAAGAACAAAGGTTTTAAGGTTAACTTCGTGTGGAAACGTACAACAGGTATCACTGATGATGCATATCAGGCCGCAATTGAGACGGCTCGTGTGACGGTCACACCTACTGCACCTGCTGCACCTACTGCACCTACTGCACCTACTGCACCTACTGCACCTACTGCAACCGCTGGTATCCCTGCTGCTGGTGCTGGTATCCCTGCTGCTGGTGCTGGCATCCCTACCCCTGCTGCTCCTGCTGCTGCTCCTGCTGCTGCTCCTGCTGCCGACCCGTTCGCTGAGAAGCGTGCTGAGGTGCAGGAGTTATGCAACACTGCGTACCATGAGTATGCGTTAAACGGTGACGCAATCACTGACCTGATGGTTGCACACGGTGCGCAACCTGTGGGTAATGGTGAGGGTGGATTGAAGACACTGCCTGATGCGAATCTACGTGGGTTTGAAACATCACTCACATCGTGGATGGAACTGTCACGTGTCATCTCAGGGCTGGTTACAACAATCCTTGGTTGCGGTTGTGATAAGAGTCACATTGACGGTGTGTACACGTCTAATAATTTCGGTACTACCGACATGGCCGATGTACCAGCAAACGAAATGTGGCGTCTGTATGAGGCGATGCATAGCTACTGCAACACGATTGAGACACATTTCAGTAAGCCTGTGACAATCGTGATGCCACGCCCAGCAGGTATCTAAACAGAAAGTAGAGGTAACCTATGTTACATAGTAATTTTGGTGCATCAAGCATGGCTATAGTCATGGGTTGTGCTGGTGCATACCACGCACAGCTTGAGTTACCAGATTCTACAAACCCTGCTGCTGAGGAGGGTACGGGTGCACACATGGCATCTGAGTTCTCAATGGCAATGGGTGTTGACTTAGGCGAAATGGTAGGCATGGTTTTCAATGGCATCACTGTCACAGAGGACATGATTACATACCTCGAAATCTATGTCGGTGAAGTCACACGTATACTCAAAATGCACCCTGATGCGGTGTTCATGCTTGAGAAACGTGTGACCATGTCATCAGTCGCTGAGGATGTGTTCGGTACGGGTGATTGTATGATTTACGTACCTAGTGCACGAACACTCTATAACATTGACCTTAAGTACGGGTACAACGTTGTCGATGTGAACCAGAATGTGCAATTAGCACACTATGGTGTAGCGGCACTTGACACGTTCGGTCTTTGGACTGAGGTCGACGTTGTAGAGGGTGTCATAGTACAGCCACGTAAGGAAACGATTGACGGTGTTGTCCGTCGTGAGAGACAGACTGTGCATGATATGCTTCGCTGGCAGAAGACATTTGCGAATCAAATCGCAATCGCACGTGACCCTAATGCACCTCGCACCGCTGGTGAATGGTGCACATACTGCAAGGCTCGTGCGACGTGTCGCAAACGTCTTGAGCGGACATTCAGCCTAGTTGGTTTGGATGCGTCACTTGAACAGTTGGATACTGAGGAACTTATTGCCCTGTACAATGAGAGCAAAACCATTAAGAGTCATTTAGATGCTGTTGCTGAGGAGGTAATACGTCGAGGTAGAGCGGGTGAGAATTTCCATCACCACGGGTTGAAAATGGTAAAGGCGATTGCGCGACACTCGTGTGAGAAACCTGACGAACTTGCTACTAAAATCAAGGCTAGTCACCCTGACATAACAGATGCAATGTTGTTCAATCAGAAAGTAAAAAGCAAGACTGACTTGAAGAAAATCAAGGATGCGGAGGGCAATAAGATTGACCCTAAGTTGATAGATGGTTTCTTCACAGCACCACCAACATCACTAACCGTTGCACCCATGCACGACAAGCGCATATCTCAGGGTAGAGGTGCAGCACTCGGTTTATTTAGCCCTGTAACTAAAACTGTTAATTAAGGATACATTATGTCAACATCACAAATTATCATTACACCTTATTTCCGCATGAAGTTCCCACACCTTGACAAGCCGTATGCGTCAGCACAGGCGATTGCAACAGGTGCACAACCTAAGTACAGCGTGGGTATGATGTTCCCTAAGACGGGCATCACAACACCCAGCATGACCCCTGAGTCGGACATCACCGTAATACTGACAGCACTACATGAAGTGTGTATGACTGAGTTCGGTATCAGCTATGAGGACATACGTGCTAACCCTGCATACGGTATTGCCAACCCACCGCAGTACAAAGATGGTGACCAAGATTGGATGAAGAAGCCTGATACAGATATACCTGACGTTGGTGGTGCTGTGTACCCTGAGTCTGCTGGCATGTGGATGATGAACGCCAAAAACAAAGACCCGATTGACCTTGTTGACAACACAGGTGGTGCCAACATCTCTGCCGCTGAGTTGTATGCTGGATGTTGGGCGCGTGCACAGATTGAAGTTAGTGCATACACTGGTAAGTTCGGCAAGGTTGTTGCGCTGAAACTGCTCAATGTACAGAAAGCATTTGACGCTGAGCGATTGGCAACAGGTGGCACACCTAAGCAAGCAGGTACAACAGCGTTCGCTAACATGGCTGTTGCTGGTTCAAACTGTGTTGCTGGTCAAGGTGTTGTTAATGGTGCTGTAGCGGCTCCTGTGGCAACCGCTGGTGTACCTGCACCTGTGGCGGCTCCTGTAGCGGCTCCTGTTGCAACCGCTGGTGTACCTACACCTGTAGCAGCACCTGTAGCAGCACCTGTAGCAGCTCCTGTAGCAGCTCCTGTAGCAGCACCTGTAGCAGCACCTGTAGCAGCTCCTGTAGCAGCTCCTGTAGCAGCAGCACCTGTAGCAGCTCCTGTAGTAGCGGCTCCTGTAGCGGCTCCTGTGGCGGCTCCTGTAGCAGCTCCTGTAGCAGCTCCTGTAGCAGCTCCTGTAGCAGCAGCACCTGTAGCAGCTCCTGTAGCAGCTCCTGTAGCAGCAGCACCTGTAGCAGCTCCTGTAGTAGCGACAGGGACAGTTGTGATGAACGCTGGTCTTGACTATGCTGCACACATTGCGGTAGGTCACACTGACGATACATTAGTTACGGCTGGTTTGGCTGTATATAACCCACTATTGGCGCGTTAATTGACGCCCGAAGCAAAAGCGACAGAGGATGTGGAATTAGCCACGTCCTCAGCGGGTTGCACACTACTGAGGAATAACAGTGGTGCTCAAACGATTAAAGGTCGGTTGGTACGTTGGGGGCTTGGTAACAGGTCTAAGGAGTTCAACGCACAAACCAAGTCGTCAGACCTCATCGGATGGACACCAGTTGTCATCACTCAGGACATGGTAGGCAAGACTGTCGCTGTATTCACCGCTATGGAAGTGAAGCCAGTTGGTTTCATAATTAAAACACAGTACAATGAAGGTACAAGGGAATGGGCGCAGGAGAATTTCTGTCAGACTGTTAGGGATGCAGGGGGGTTCGCAGGATTCGTCACCAGTGGTGATGACCTTCGTTGGCAAATAAATTATAACTATCAGAGGTTGTTAGTATGAGCAACAATAAACAGTTCCAATTGGACTTAATCAGAGAGGTTGTCGGTGAGATTAATCACCCGACAATACACAAGTCTCGTCAGGCAAGACTGCAAGAATACGTCGACATGTTCGGCATCAAGATTGTAGCCGCAGCAGGTGGGCTGAAAGAGTCATCTTTGAAAACATATCTACGACAACACAAACCTCGCATTGATGCTGGGATGCTCACTCAGGTTCAACTAGTACTCACGGATGAGCGTGTCATGGAAGTCTTAGAAGTTAACGAAACCTAGGATTGCACATGACACACCCGACATTCGATATCGCACAGACTAGATACCATATACAGCTACTGACTGGTGATGCAAAATCACCTGTTACGTGGCAGGTGTTCTACGACGTCAAAGGTGCAGCACAACGACCTGAGCTTGCGAAACACTTTGTCTCTACACTAGACCAAGCGCTACCAATGCTACAACAGGCCGAAGCCAACCATTGCGGTGTATACATCGGTGTGAATGAAACCGATGGTTTAGGACGTAAGATTGAGAATGTCGTCAAGTATCGTGCTGTCTTTGCTGATTATGATGACTGTGATGCACCAGTGTGGCCAATAGCGCCTCACTTCATAACATCACGTGATTCAACGCATGGTCACGCGTATTGGCTATGTGACGAGATTGCAGGAGTTGACGACTTCCGTGCACTTCAACGTCGAATCGCAATATACTTGGGTACAGATACACAAGTCACAGACCCTTGTCGTGTTTTACGTGCGGCAGGGTCTTTGCACTTCAAGGTACCTACCGACCCTAAACAGTATGTCGTTACAGGTGACAATGTACAGGTTGTAGGGAAAGACCATAGATACACGCTGGCTGAGATTGAGGCAGCATTCCCACTTGATGACAAACAACAGGAGGAACTTGACAAGTGGGTGAAGGGTAGGGAGTCGCTTGATGTCGGAGCTGGTTTCAACGACACACAGATTGCACGTGACCGATTCATCACGTGGTTGACTGATAAAGCTGAACCCGCTGTACAAGGCTCAGGTTCAATGACACTGATTAAGGTGACGTCACTAGGTCGAGACTTAGGGTTGCCGTTAAACGTTGCTCAGGAACTAGCTTGGGTGCATTACGACCCCCGCTGCATACCTAGTTGGGCGAGCACAGGTGAAAAGGCTGATTTCTACGCAACAGTAGCCCGTGCATATCAATACGCTAACAACGAGGTTGGTTGTCGAACAGCATCAGCGGCATTCAGTGCACCAGACTTACCCCCAGTACCACCAATGATTCAACCTAAGACTGACATCGAGACACTACGCTCAGGCGATAGACTTGAGGTTAATCACGCCAAGGCACTTACACCAATGCTCAACGCCAAGTCATCACACTACGAGCTTGCTCAGTGTTTCGACGGTATTGTGTATGACGGTGCTCACATCGTGAGGTGTCGCAAGGTGTTCTATGAGTACAACGGCAAGTCGTGGCGCATTGTTGATGACGAGATTGTAAAGTCGAAGATTCAGCGATTCTATGCGCGATTTAAACCTGCTGACTCGTTGACCGCTGGCGTACTGAAATGCTTGGGTGACATGGTTGCTGTTGAATCAATAGAAAATGGAACGTGGTTACACACGGGCGAAATTGCACACGGTGTGGTGTGCTTCCGTAACGGACTAGTTGACCTGAGTAAAGACACACCAGAAGTGATGACCCACACACCGAACTACTTCACGTTTAATGAGCTTGATTATGACTATGACCCCTCGGCCACGTGTGACCAGTGGATAGGGTTTCTTGAGTCAATATGGAGCCATGACCGTGACCTGATACTGCAACTACAGGAATGGTTCGGGTACTGCCTGATTTCAGATGTATCAATGGAGAAGTTTGCAACACTGGTAGGGAAACCAAGGGCGGGTAAAGGTACAATCACAACAGTACTCACAAAGATGGTCGGTGAAGGTAACATATCGTCACCAGCATTGAGTAATCTGCACAAGGACTCCACGTTACATCGGATGAGCACATCAAGCGTTTCGATTATACCTGACGCACATAGTGTGAACGGTGCATCACGAGACGCTGTGTTAGCCAACCTTAAGGCCATTACTGGTGGTGATTCAATCGACTACCACGTGATGTACAAGGGTACGCAAAACAGCGTGTTCAAGTGTAAAATGATTATGAGTACGAACAACGTCCCTGAGTTCAACGACCCGTCTGGTGCATTGGCGGCACGTATGTTGGTTTTTCCGTTCCTTCGTTCGTTTGCCAAGAAGCCAGACATAGGACTAAAGGGTAGGTTACTCTCAGAGTGCGCAGGTGTGGCGCAGTGGGCTTTAAAAGGACTTGAGAGGCTACGGAAGGCTCAGAAGTTCACAGAGGCTCAGAGCGGCCTCTTAGAGCTTGAGTGTATACGTGATGATATGTCACCACTGGCTGACTTTATCAGTGACATGATTGTTGAGGACAAAACAGCGTTCTCATCTACCGTGGAAATATTCAATGCGTACAACGCTTGGTGTAAGTACAACGGGACTAACAGCCCGTTCAGCAAACGCAAGATGTCACAGTTGATGTGTAGTAGTAACTTGAACATCATGCAGTTTCGACATGGGGGTCACCGAGGATTGTTGGGTATCAGGATTCAAATGATGCCCTCCATAACATCTCAGTGATAACAAATTCAGTATCACAAGGACGTGATTAAACTTAACGAGGTGATGAGTACGATAGTAACAGTAAAGCCCGTATGCCAATAGTGTTAGGCAGTGACGGGCTTTTTTGTGGGTCAGTCTTGACCAGTTGGTTTGATGTTACTCCTCAGAATCCCACTTTGCAACAAAGTCATTAAGTTTTTTACGAGCCTTTTTCTGCTCAGCCTCAACCTTTTCCCATTGTCGCTGGTCAATATGACCTTTAATCTCGGTCTGAATCATGTCGACCAATACCTGTGGTCGCAATGCATCAAGCTCCCATGATGTATGACCGAACTGACTAATGTAATCACGAGCCCTTGAGTCAGTGGTTTTGGTCGGGTTAGGTGGCGGTGAAAACTCCTCTATCTGGTTCATGTTCAACGCCAAACGTGTGACCATGACATCATCATAGTCCATTGCATTGCTGAACAGGTTCACACGCTCACTGTTATCACGTGTCATGTCAATTCCACTAGGGTCATGGTCACCAAGGTGGATGATGTGACAAGTCTTACCTTCGTACCTAGCGCGTTCGAATCGCTTACCAGCACGATACGCCTCACTAGCCGACAGATAGCCTTTGCATGATAGGTGAGGAACCATGAAGGGCGTACAGGCACGCTCTATGACACCACCTAGCGCCTCTTTCTCAACCCACACCTCAACATAACTCTCTTGCCATCCCCATTGGTCATGAGTCAGTAGGTCGGGTACACGTGACAGTAGGCGACCAGCGTTCTCCTCAGTATGAAAGCATTCTAGACCTCTGTTACGGTCTTCGATTGCAGACCAATCAATGCGACCTGACTCACGAGCACGCGTGATGAGGTTACCTAGATTCTTGTAGGAGCGTTCTGAGTTCTCAATAAGGTCAGCCGCAACAAACTGGTAGTACAACTGGCGTAGTGTCAGGGTGTACCCGTCACTACGGTACTCATCAATGATGTCCTGTGCCTGACTAAGCCTTGTCCACCCCTCACGCGTTGGGTTCCAGTTCTTAAATTTCTCTTTCATTTCATCTCTCCTTTTTTCTCATCTGGTACAAATAGAAGTGCACCTATCACCCACCATGCAATGTAAAATACAACAAGGATTAACCTTGACGTGTCCCGCCATGTTGTCACGTCAAACACGTTGACATCCATTGTAATGAACGCACCAAGTGACAACATTACTGACATCACCACAGTGAACGACAGGTGTATTTTAACAACGAGCTGTATAACCCTGTCCCACCTAACCAGTTTAATCATGCCGAGCACCCAATGAACCGTGTTAAGTTAGCTGGTTTGTAAGCGACAGACTTAAGCACCTTACCAGCCTTAATTTCAGTACCGTCGTCCAGTGTCACATCACTCCTTACGAACACCACAATCCTAGAATTAACTGCACGACGATGGTCACACTTAATACCTTTCGATGCGTAGTGCTCGTATGTCGCATGTACATGGTATGGATTCTCACATGTCTTGCTCATGTTGGATGAATGAATCTCATCCCACGCGCCCGTGAAGTCATATCCTTTCGCCATAGCAACACTGTGCATGTATGAGATGATGATTGCCTGAGTACCGTACTTCATGTCAATTTGACCGCGATATTCTCTACCGAATATATGAGCAATGCGACCACAAAGCACATAGCATGTGTCGATGATTGCATCAAGACGCTCAATGTCAGAATCAGCATCACACAACTCTGTCAACTCCTCAATTGCAAGTGAGTCATGTAACTCTCGGTCGGACATTGTTATATGTCCTCGACACAACGGTAAACCCATCATCTCGCGGAAGTCACATACATCACTCATCATTTTGTGAATCTGACTAGTATCAATCATTTTCTCTCTCCTTTCGTTATAGTGAACCTAGACCATAACCCACTGTTGCAACAGTGTCAACACGTGACCAAAAAAAAGACCCCTTTCGGAGTCTATTTATTAGTTTTTGTGTACCATGATTGGCACCTGCAAGGCTCACTTGACGGATTCCTCAAGCCAGTAACCCCAAGGTGACTTGACTAGGACTCGGTTACGCTTCTGACGTGACGTCGTTGTACCACCCACATGACTGAGGTGCTTGCCGCCCCAACACTTGATGTTAAGTGTCTCGCGACGTTTCCTGCGAGTACTGTAATACCTACTCATTATCATCACCCTTGTCACGACTCAAGTGTGAGTAAGCCATCGATATTGCTAACCTAGACACTTCTGAACGTATTATAAACTCACGAAAGTCATGACACTCGTCCTGTAACATGCCTCCTGTCACATCAAACCTCTGCTTATAATTGACACCTGACACATTCACACTACTCCTGACTTCTATCTTATCATCGTTGTGAATGACTTCTACATCTGCCTGTAGTACAACACGCAATGTCGATGCCATTTCTTCCGCAAACTCAATCATGGTTTTCATATCAATTCCACCCTTGCTCTGTTGCATCGTCACCTTTCGCTGTACGCTGATTAACGACCTCTTGATACAAGCGTTCATTCTTGAGGTTGTGGTACTTGACCAGCTCATCCTCAAGCGTGTTGATTAATTCCTCAATCCTGTCACTCTTGGCAGGTTTGCACTCAGGCATCGGTACACCTGATGATATCTCAGGTAAACCGAAATCACCCATCGGTGTGTCAGTACGACTGCGACCTGTGAACGTTGCGAACGCAACTAGTCCCACTATGAAAAGGAAAATTACAACCATTATTATATCAATCATCCTGAACCTCACCTGCTGTTGTTAAAATACCATTAGGGTAGTCACGTGTGAACTTGATTACCCCTGTGTACTCGGTGTTCAATTTCAACCTGTTGACGCTGTCGTGAACTCTACACGAGAACTCACCGACATTTGTACCAACGACATCAACACACCGAGGAGAATAGTGGTTTGTCACCACTGTGAACATCACTATTTTATTAAGCATTTCGCGGTGACTCCTGTACGTTCTGTATGTACCTACCGTGCATAGGGCTGGTGCGTATGCAAGCACGATACCATTCACCGACATCCAGTGTTACGCAAGGTATGGCGGTGATACCGTTAGCACCGACAAGCATTGCGTACTTACTGATAGCCATTGTCTCAACACTACGGTCGTGAAAGTACCTGATGTCAATGTGTTGGAGACCATCACGACCACTACTGCTCGGTGTGACACGTAATACCCTGAACCAACCTGTGAGCGTGATTGGAGTAGCCATGTGATTTACCCCTTAAGTTCCAAGTGCTTTGCGTACGAGCTGATGAGGTCAGCTTTCTCAGCCTTAATACCATTGTCATCATGATTGACGTCAGGGTCATACGTGAGCTGACACAGGCGCTTAGACATTGTGTTAGTCCATCGTCCAAGGTCAGCCGCGCTCACCTTTGCTTTCTTGGGCTTAGTTGGTTTCTTGGTAGTCTCGGTGGCTTGCGGAATGTCACCCAGTATGTCTTGTGCGATGGTCTTAGCTGGTGCCACCTTCTCCTTGGCATTCTCAACAGCAGTCTTAATGATTGCGTTACCTTTGAGCGGGTTAGCACGTGTGACCTCATTAACCTCATTCATCGTAATGATGCCATCGGCAACAGCCTGAATGGTGTCCTTGTCCTGCTCCATCATGTTCAGGTGATTAACGACGTCAGCTTTCGAGCGACTACATTTCTTCGCAATCTCATCCATTGTGTAACCAAACGCACGTAGTCGGATGTATGCCTCACCACGCTCAACAGCACTGAGTTGACGACCTTGTGAAGATGTGACCATGAACGCAATAGCATCCTCAAGTGAACCCTTGAAGTCATCAACAGATAGACGTGCAACACCAGCCTTGAGCGCACCCATGTAGCGGTGATGACCATCGATGATTTGAAATTGGTCACGGTCAGCGTTGTACTTAACAACAAGTGGTGGTACGTACTCACATGCCGCATATGCATCTGCGAAGTATGCAACTGACTCCTGACCCTTTTCGTCGGTGACGTCACGGACATTGAAACCATCCTCGATGAACAGTTTCTCGACCGCTACCATGTAACCCTTAGACGTAGTGATTGACGTATCACCCTTTTCCTTACTCTTGTATGCCTGACCTAATGTACTCATGAAACACCCCACTTGGTTTGATTAAAACGGGAAAATCCCCTAACTGTTGGAACAGTGTAGAGGACTTGATTAACTATTGCAACAGTTATTTTGCGTTAAATGTACTTGTGAACGAATCGGCCTCACTGACAGCACAATCATGGTCAGCTATTGTCTCGAAGACAGTACGATAAACCTTTGACCACTCTGACCCGATTGTCTCTTGTGAGCTGACTTGACCCGCTGCACGCTGGTCTTGACCATACTCAACAATTATATCGTTAAGTGTGACCGTACAAGCCTCATCATAGTCACTATTTCTGAGGTCGTATCGACGCATCAACTCCAACACCTCAACCTGATACTCATTAGCTAGTTGATGGGACAGGGTGAGGTTAGTAATGTGACGAATCGCCTCACTGATTGTTGTGGCACTATCACACCCGTTAACAGCGAACTCACCTTTAAAGTGAGGGTCAGTACTGAGTAACAAATGTAGTTGGGATGTGACCTCTACTATACGCTCAGCCGACTCCTTCCAATGACGTGTCATTACAGCATTCGATAACGCCTGTAATAAATCGCCCTTAGACGTTGAATTGGAAGCATAGCCATTCGATACAAGTAGTGAGTTAATCTGGTGTACTGGAATCGAGATGGGCTGAGGTTTCGCAATAATTTGACCATTACACCAGTTATCAACTTGACCAAGTGCGTTGATTATCAGCTCATATCGAGACATCACCGAATGTCTGGATACATGTTCAATACACGCAGTATCGTGAGGCATGTTCACATGCTCCAACATTTTATTGAGTGTCACCCACATTGACGATATTGCCTTGTCGCAGAACTCAACACCTGATGGTACTGGCAATGCTGCTGCTGGCGCTGCTGGTGCTGCTGGCGTTGGTTCATCTGACTTCGGTGCACGAATATTGAGGGTGAACTCTTTTCGGAAATTGTACAATTTACGCGAACTTTTGAGTCCATTACCAATGTGTGCGAAATTGATGATTGTTGCTTCCTCGGCATCATCAACGTGGTGTATGACCACATGGGTACCAGTCTCAATATGTTGGAATATTGCACCACCCTGCACACTGTTGTCGTCAAATGCTGGTACTGGTGATGGTATTACTGGTGCCACATGTGATGATGGTACAAGCATCGTTGTGTCGACAGATACAATCTCACCTGTGTGGTCATCTGCATCGGTAACAGTCATGTAACCGCAGCAGCCGTCGTCCATGTCGAAACCCGTGACATAACCGTGCTTACCTGACGCGGGGTCAAAGTACAAGTTGTCAAGACCGTACTTGGACTGCTTGGTTACTGGTGCATCTGACTTCGGTGCTAACAGACAATGCGCTTTCCACAGGTCAATGAGTGAGTCCTCCTGACGCGGGTTAACAATGACCCCCTGTTCAGTTAGAAAGCTGACGAACTCAGCGTGTTCCTGTTCAACGGGTGATAGATTTCTGGCACGATTCACAATTGACTCATAGTAATTCACAATCTCAACCATGTCACCAGCACAGAACACGTGCTTATCACTACATACGTGTCGGGCTTGGGCTGATACGAGCGTTAGACCCTGAGCAAGATGTTGAGATTCAAGTCCCATCGGTATTTTTATTTCTCTGTAATCATTTGACATTTCTATTTCCCCTTCGCTTGTTGATTTATGTGGCATACCTTCTGCCCCTTCGTTAGTTGATTTATGTAATGGCGACGTTGTGTCACAACATTCGTGGTCTTACTTCGTGACGCTCTACCCGCATTGTAACCTGCTGTAAAGCCGTCATACGCACAATCTATCTGAGGGGCAGTAAGTGCCTTGTAGTCTTGGTTGACATCGAAACCACTCTCTTGAGCAATCGCCAAGTCAGCCTTTAATCTCTTGACTAGGCTCGCCAGTTCGTCACGCTCCTTGTTGGCAATGCGTACCCGTTGGTTCAAAGCAATCATTTCAATTGAAGACATCTTACTACCCCTCTACTCTCTTACCTTTACTTACCGTCTTGAATTAGTGGTACGAGTGAAACATTACCAGCACCGTCAGTTTTAACTACATGATACTTGAGTATTTCGTTAATAACGTCGCAAGTATCAGCCCAAGCTCTCACACACTCCGTGCGACCGTTCCACGCCTCAGACGCTTGTTTGAATATTGCAATGTCTGTCTGATAATCAACATTACCCTCACGCATCACCCTAAGCCACTTGTAACGCTCGAACTCATCTTTTGTGAAATCATGACCGCCATAGGTGACGAACTTCACGTGAACATTCATCACGCTTGGGTGTGGTCGCATACCTGTGGTTGCACATTGATACGCTGCACCCCATGTCGGGTAGGCCGTAACGAGTAGTGCACCAGCATCATCACGACTGAGACTTTTATCGCCCTCTGCACTCTCTTCCTTTACGGGCGGGATTGGTGCGACATCACCGAACTCGATGTTAGATGGGTTGTAGACTGTATGAGCCCACTCATTTACATCCATTGTAAGAACAGGTTTAGGTTTCTTGAATGCATCTTTGACACGCATTGATGATATGCTCGATACGTCCACACGTCTGGTGCCTACAATATTCTTCGTGACTGTCACAAACCCGTCACTGAATTCGACCGAGTATGTGCACTCATCACTGGCAAAGTTTATCTTCGTGACGGTGTCGTGTGCGGAACTATAACTATAGAACTTCATATTATATTGGTTGTACAGTTCGAACGGATGGATACCGATATCACCAGCAGCATGCTCTATAATATCACGTAGTGTAACCTTCACATCAAGTGGTAGAATCTTAACTGCACGTCTAGTCTTTGTACGATACTTATCGTGTGCAATATACTCCGCCTTGTTGAACGTTATACCTCTGTGATAGTGGGTGTCTCCTGTGTGTGAGAAACGTGGACACATGGACAAAACACCCCGCCAGTTACCTAGTGTTGCCTTACATACCTCAATAATGGTGTCATGTCGCTGACCTATCTTAGAGGATACCCCCGCCTCCTCGTTAGTATTAGGCGTCGCCTCGAATACCCCCTCCTGCTTGGTTTGTCCGACCCCAAGTGCTAATTGTGCTACAACTTGCTTAGAGATAGCCGTGTTATAGTTTGTTGCTGACACTATTGTCTCTAACTCACACTCATGCAGTAGTTCATAATACAACTTGCAACCCTTTACAGTATCAGACTCAACTAATGTGCATTTCGACAACCTGAAGCCACAGAACACCGCGATTAAACCCTTAGCATCTGCTGGCACAGTCTTTAGTTCTTTACTCATCTTAATTCCCCGTTGGTTAGTAAGTGTTGTAACAGTGAGTGGACTATAGCAGTGTTATAACAGTAGTGTCAACAGTGTCTGATAAATTAATCGTGACACAATGAATATCGCGTAAGTCATTGATACCGAACCAAATAAAATCAAACTTGACACAACGTGACACAACGATGACACTAAAATGACGCTGTAAGTGCTTGAAAACCAAGGGGAATGACGCAAATGACACAAATATCGCGTTTCAACAGTTTTGGGTTTTATTCTCTGTGTATGGTGATGTGGGCTGTATGGGCTGTATGGGCTGTGTATATATTATTACTATTATCTTAAACTCTTTTAAAAATTATAGAAGTGTCACTTTACAGTAAAGAATATAGTAATATCAATGACTTACGCTAGAAACGTTGTGTCATATTTGTGTCACCCTTGTGTCACGCCCTTTAAAATCAAGCACTTACAAACGTCGTTGTGTCATTTTTGTGTCACGGGATTAAAAAAGCATGGCGAATCGAACCTTACCCATTAAAGATGGCGAATCTACACAGTCCCATTAAAGCAAGAGAGTTGGTTCAGCTATTTTATTTCACAGGTACTCAGTCAACCAATTATTGCGGAAAACCAATTATACAACTGTCTACACAACCAGAGCACTACACAACTGTACACACAGCCAGAGCACTACACAGGTGTCTATGCAACCAGAGCACTACACAGGTGTACACACATTCAGAGCACTACACAACTGTACACACAACCAGAGCACTACACAGGTGTACAGTGAATAAGTATGCACTACTATTTGAACAGTCACATTACGGTGATGTTGTCAACACTGTTATAATAGTGGGGGTGATAGCTAAAACGCTCTGTATGGCTCTGTGTGGTGTTAAACATCGGTGGTGTCATCGTACTATGTCAGGGTATGCGTTTGTCGAATACCGCGATTTAGTCAACTATTTGAATAGTAATAATGGCATGGTGTTTGCTACGTGTGTGCACGCGTTCCTTTACATGTGACATTAGCGTGTGTACTATTTGAACAGTTAAATAAATGTGAAATAAATATAGATATTTGTTGCACTGTTTAAACAGTGTTGCTATAGTTAACGCATCGGTTAGTTAAACACTTTGTTAAGGGGTTGGGTATGTTGTTAGTCAGAAACTTGTTAGTGCTTGTAGGTATGTTTTGTTTCCTTGGTTTCGCGTTAGGTATGGGCAACAATGATATATCACTAATGTTAGACGCGGGTGGTCTAGGTATGTTATCGCTAGTTGCTGCAACTCTTATCACTTATGCAAAGGCGGGCTAGATTATGTACAAGGCAATTAACCCAAAGTATCAGGCCATGATTAACCGCTTGATAAAGCACGACCGTTATTATGTGACAAACTATGTCGACAGTGAAACTGAGCACAAAGCCGCTGCTATCAATCGTTATGATGCAATGTGTGATGTATGGGCTGATTTACCAAAGCGTGAACAGGCCAACTTCGACAAGCAATATAAAATTGAGTTTGGTTACACATGTCAAATGAGTATCGACTAATGGTGCGCAAACTAGCGTACACAACAATCTATTTATTACTATTAGCAATAGGTGGCGCGGCACTAGGTCACGCGCTACCACTATAAGAAAGGAATTATCATGTCTAAATTCACAGAACGTCGCAGAGCATCAGTTCAGGGTATGCGTGACCTTATGGCGCAACAGGGTATGAGTGCGCTAGAAATGATTGACCATTTGACAACTAACACTTTCTCCGTGGGTAAAACTATTAGAGAGGACGACACAATACGCATGTTGTCAGATTTGCGTTTGATTGCTGTTCATGATGGTGAATTCTGTCAATATGAGAACAGAGCGAAGGCAATTACATATGCCGCTGGTGTGTACGACGCAGCATACCCACTACTGGTTGAGTTCTTTACATCGGGCGTAAAAATCAAAGACGACGGGCGTCTATATAAGCGTGACCAATTAAAGCTGAATGATATTATTGACAAATTGCGTAGGTTGTGGGGGCGCTCTGCTGTGTCGTGTTATTACAATGAGCGTAATTACTATGTGCTTAAAATAAGCAAATCATATGAGCGCGGTATCGTTGACAATGCAGGTGATATACCACACGCGGCATGGCGTACAGAGTGTTACGTTTATAACGTTGGTGATGATGTAATCGTACCAGAGAACAACCAACCACCGCGTGTGACGGGTGCTGAAATCAAACAGGCAGCTAAAGACATTATTAGAATCGAACGTGAAATTGTTGACATGAACCGTGAACTATCAACAGCCAAAACATTAGTAGAAGGATAATATATTATGAATGGTACAACTTCAACGGTATTCACAGAGATAGCACAGGTACAAGGTAACAAGGCCGCTAAAAGGTATATAGAGTCGTCATCGATGTTTAATGCTGTGATTACCTCCGTACTTGGGCGGTGTAGTGACGACGGTTCATTACTGTTCATTGAATCGAGTGTGTTCGAAGATTCCAAAGGTAAACGTGAACCGAAAGAATTCACCATCAAGAAAGTGTGCAAAGTAGATAAGCGTGTAATTACAATCAAACGCGGTTTTACAGGCAGGGTGGCGATTAACAGATTTTTGGCGACGTTCGACGGGAAGGCCGTTCTTGCTGGTGCACAGTACAAGTGTACAAAACGAGTGTTACATAATGGTCACTGGGTTATATGGGGCGTTGAGTTCTACAAGCATATTTGCCCAGTGAATAACATGCGTACAGAGTGCGGCTATGTTATTGAGGATATGGATACATTCACACCTATTAACCGCCAAGTACCAATGGAATATTTTAATGATGACGGCGGTGAAATGCGCGTTCTACCACTAGTTAAAATCGGGGAATAACATATTATGAAAATATCAAATGGAATCGCTACCATGTCCCAAGCTGAATTTGATGATTTGAAAGAGAGGAACATGATTGTGTATAGCTCAAATACACCTATGTTTTTATACCACGGTTATGCTAATAAAATAAAGATTGTGGATATAGATAGTTAATATCAGCCTAGCGCATTTTAATAAGTGTGCTATCTAATATTAATTAGTCATTCAGTATAAGGAAATAATATATTATGCAAATCAATCAAATTGCTAATTTAATCAAGTCACAGTGGTGTGAAATGCTTGAACAACACATCATACCTTACTACACGTTCGAACTTAACAATAAGGAATATACCGTTAATATTAGACTTGTGGCAAAAGGTGTTGAGTTCAGTTTCAACAGTGGCGGTCAACGTGTCGCGTTTGATGGTGACGTAATCAAAACAGGTCATGACAGGTACTTGATAAAATATAGCCAACACTGTGAAGACCTAGACGGTTACCTACAGCATATTATCGTTAATATAGAAGATGGTTTCATATCCCCCAACACACAGGCAGATGGTCACACATTATGAGCTATCAGATAAGGCATGTTAAGCAACCGTCTAACACAGGTGTGCAACTGTGGGGTTGTATCGTAATAGGTGAAGGTTTAGACGCTGTCACAGGACACAAAACGCCACTTGTAGAGGCGTGTAGTATAAGACACGCTAAGCGTCAATTGGCGGGTGAAATAAGCAGGTTATCACGCATGTATCACAGAGCATTAGGTCACAATGTGATTGTGAGGGCTGCTAAGTGTCAAGGATATGAGGGTAATATATTATGAGTAACTTAGTGAGGGTTGTATTTAAGAATCCTATATATAACTACAGTACTTATGTTAACCCTGATATGAGTACAACAGATGTAATTAGTTATTTCGTAGGTAACGAATTTAATTTCGATGGTGTGCTGTGTGAGTGTATTGCTGTTGACGTTGACTCACATATAAGCAAGCATTCACCTAACTGGTACGCTAGGGAGTGTAACCTAAGCATTGAGCGTGGTGTAGGGTACAGGCGCTACATGGCTGGTATATACAGCGTGGTTGCTGTAGGTACTGTTGCCATGTGTGACGGTACTAACCGCGATGCACATCAGGTGTGTACGGATGCATTGCGCATGTGGTATGCAAACGCTGTTAACGGGGATGTGTAGATATGGAAGACTACATATTTATACCATGTGTGGGTGTAGTGGTAATGTATCCAAACACATTAGCGTTAGTGGTATGTGGGTATGCAATAGCTAAGCTGTATCAGCACACACACAAGGGGAAGAAGAAGAAGTAACACACATGCACACATAATCAAGCATCTAATACAGGTGCTTTTTTTATGCCTGTCATATACAGATGTATATCAACATGTCTATCCATAATCATATATTAAGAACTATTTAAACAGTTGTATAGACATGTGTGTACTGTTTACACAGTTGTATAGTCATACGCGTATGCATGGGTATGTGCCCCTATGTAGGTTCTTTGCTATACACCCCAC